TCAGAGTAATTGCCGAGTTCTTGTTTTCTTTACGGCAATCCACTTCTGTACTTCACTTTGACACCATCTAGTCCTTGCCCCGATTTTCAAAGCGCTAGGGAAGTTGCCTTTGCTCATCTCGCGATAGATGTAGCTCTTCTTCATCCCGGTCTGGGCTTCGACCTGCTCGAGCTTCAGCAGGACTTCGGGCATGTTCTCAGCTGCGCCCATCTCGGGCCTCCGTTACTTCAGTGGTGGGCGCCAACAGCAGCGCAGTGTGCGAATCCGACCGTGCCGTGGTCACAAGGTTTGCGATCTGTGTCAGGTCCATTGTGGGGTCATCGAAAAGGGCGAGGCCGATCTGGGCCGTAAGCCGCTGGGTCGCTGTCGCCGCCAGTGGCGCCGGCATGTCGATGGTGGCGAGGGCGTATGCGCGCCAGGCGTCGCACGCGGCCTGCAGCTGCGGCTCGCCGGCAAACGTGAAGGTCAATGCGCGGCCGCCGCCGCTGGCGGGGCGCGTGCTGGTCAGGGCGGTTTCGAGCGCTGCTGCAACTGCTATGGCTGCGCGCTGCTGGTGGATCAGTGGTGACCGCTCGCCCGAGGCGGCCTTGATGTGCTCAACGGTCAATGTGATTTCTCCTTCGTATGCTCATCGATTGATTTACGCAGCTGCGCAATTCGGAAACCCCACTCGTCCCTTTCCCGCTTGCCTTCACGCTTCAACGCTCGCTCCAGTCGGTCGAGCAGTGGGAGAACCCAGGAGGGATTGAACGGCTGAGGTTTCAGCGCGATAGGCGCCGGCGGCTTGGGCGGGTTGCAGTACGGATCGGCCCAATCGAAAGGGTCGTTACAAACGGTGCAGTGCGTTCGGTCCGCCGACCAGATGTGATCACGATCCTCCCCAGCCCTGCGGAGCTCGTGGAGCAAAGGCTGGGTGTAGAGCGCCCGCACTCGTTCGCCAGCTGCAAGGGCCCGGTACCACTGTTTTTCATCGATCTGATACCAGAACGATCCGCCCCACTGCTCGAGCCTCACGGCCCGCTGCTGGCCAAACAGACACATCAGCGTGGTGGCCCATCGATTCACCTGATCGGCCGGCACCGCATGACCGGCGCGGCCTGCTGCTCGCATCTCGCGCACGGCGTCACTCGCAGTCTGCGGCGGTGCTGTGCTGATGGTCGAGGCATCGCCGCTCATGCTCCGCCCTCGAGCAGCATCTTGGGATCGATGTGCCACCCTGCTTCGCGAGCAGCACGCAGCCGTAGCTCGTTCGCATCGAACTCGTCCAGATGCAGCGTTGTGATCGCGCCCTCAACCTGATGCGGCTGCAGGGGGCGGGACGTCCGGCCGAATGCGCGCCAAACGCTGAACACCTGGCAGCCCCAGGCGGGCGCAAGGCAGGCAAGCTGCTTGCCGTGCTCCCGGCAGTGGCGGCGGATCATGTCGCGCGCCGTCACGTGTGCGGGCGCTGGGCCGCGAAGAGCAGCGCGGATAGATGCGGCGTTGCGTCCTGGGCTCATGCGACGTCTCCAAATGAAAGCCCAGGCTGTGCGACCCGGATGCGCGCCTCGGCGATTGCGGCATAGGCGGGGTCCAGCTCGATGCCGATGAACTGGAAGCCCTCGAGAACGGCAGCTTTGCCGGTGCTGCCGCTACCCATGAACGGGTCCAGCACCGTGCCGCCGGCAGGAGTGACAAGCCGGCACAGGTAGCGCATGAGGTCAGTCGGCTTCACGGTGGGGTGGTGGTTGCCGTTCCGCGCCGGCCAGTTGGCAGTCTCGCGGTCGCGCATCGTTGCGCCAGCCGATACTGCTGGCACCGGGCCAGAATCGAGGCCGTCGTTGCGGTCTTCACGCGTTGCCTTGGCGCAGTAGAAGAACCGGGCAGCGCTGCCGCTATCCAAACGGCGTGCACCAGGACGCATCTTGAAGCCCACCGCTCCATCGTTGACGCTGTTCGAACTCGCTTCGCCGCCTCGCGGGAGGGGCCCGCCGTCGTACACGACCGAGAATCGGGCGCTTTCCCCATCATCGCTCAGGTTCGCTTTCTGTCCCGGCGCTGCAGGGAATGCCGCGAGTACTTCCTCGCTGCCATCGTGGATCAGGTTGGCAGGCCAGCGACCCAGCGCTTCCGCCTTCGCTACGTTGGTGTTGCAACGGTCTGCATGTGCGGCTTTTGCCTGCTCGTCCTCCATCCATGGCCGGTGCCAACCATCGGAAGCAATCTTCGGCGCGGCCGATTGGTCGCCGCCGCCGAGCTTGTCCATCGTCTCGATCCGGCAAGAGTCGATGTTGAGCCCACCGGTGCCATGCTGATGCCAGTTGGCTGCCACCGTACCTGTAAGAGGCTTGCGGGCGACCGTGATCGGTTCGAGCGCTGGCTTCAGAGCGGTACCGCCCCAAGCACCATTGTGCGACTTCGGGAAACCGCTGCCGTAGACCCACGCGATCATGTCGCGGATCTCGAAGCCAGCATCCTCGATTCGCACTGCCATGCGGTGTTGCGTGCGGGTTCCGGCGAAAGCCAGCAGGTGGCCGCCAGGCTTCAACACGCGCAGGCACTCGGCCCAAATCTCGGTGCTGGGTACGTCGTAATCCCAGCGCTTGCCCATGAACGACAGGCCGTAGGGCGGATCGGTCACGATGGCGTCGACCGAGCCGGCGGCCATTCCGCGCATCACTTCCAGGCAGTCTCCGATGTGGATCATGCGAACAGGTCCAGTTGGGCCGGCAGTGCCGGTGCGCGTGGCGATGCCGGCAGTGGTGCGGGAGCGGTCGCGCGCATGCGCGCGCGCTGTGCAGCGTTGAAGGCGAACCAGAAGCCGAGGCCGTGTCGGCGCGCCCGGCATTCGGTCAGCAGCACGCGGGCAACGTGCTTGGCCAGGGCAGCGCCGGTCATGCCGCCACCGCCATGTCGGCCGGCACCGGGTCAAGGTTGGCCTCTGCGATCGCGAACATCGGTGGCGGGCTGACGCTGTTGCCGCACATGCGGACCTGCGCTGTGGTCTTCAGTTCGGTGCCGTCGGCGGTGCGGTCGATGATGTAGGTCCGTGGGAAGCCCTGCGCACGGAAAAGCTCATGCGGCTTGAGCATGCGCAGGCCGATATCCACGATCACGTAGGGCGTACCCTTGATGACCACGGTGACCAGCGCCAAGCGGTCCTTGGTGGTGACCGTGTCCACGGGGTCATGCAGCCCCACGGCGATGCCGCTGCCGTAGTACTTCACCAGGAACGCGGCAACTCGCAGTGCACCTGCCTCCTGCTCGGGGGACAGTTGCGCCAGCTCCGCCTCTGCCACCGCGTGCCCGCCGTTGCCACTGGCAGTGACCGTGCCGACCGGTGAGCGAGCATCCTTGCTGCCCGTTCCCCAGCGTTGGACGCCGCCAGTTCGACCTTCGCCGTGTGCGGCCTGGACCATGAAGGCACTCGATACCGCGTGGTGTTCGGCCTGAGCGGCTACGGTGGTGAGCGGCGTTCGCGCATCGGCGCCGACCATGTTCCGCCGCAGCGTCACAAGCGAGGTGGCGGCTACACCGAGAGCATGCGCTGCGCCGGCCGGCCTGGCTGCACCAGCACCAGAAGTGATCGTCGGCACGGGCTCGGTGGCCGCGGTGCCGAGGCTGTCGCCACGGAACTTCACCAGGTGCGGCGCGGCCACAGCGTGCTTCACACCGCCCGCGACAATCGTGCCCAGCGGCTGCTGCAGGTCGAGTGCACGCGGGGCCTGGCCTTCGCGCTCGCCATAGCCGGTCTGGACAAGTGTCGGGGATACCACCGAGAAGTGCCCACCCTTCNCCCCCGCGCAGACAGTAGGAAGTGGCTCGTCCGCCGGCATCGTCCGCTGGCGGCTTGCGTTCGCATGCTCGGTGAGGAATGGCGCCAGCTCCGGTGCGGCCAGCATCAGCTCGCCGCGATTGGCGGCGGTGATGGTGCGCATGGGGTCGCGCACGCTGTGCACGCGATCGCCGCCCTGGTGTGTTGCAGGGACGATGAAGGGATCGGCCGAGTTGATGACGTGCCGCATGACGCCCTTGGCGATGCGGCGCATGGTGGCGTCGGCCAGCGGTCGGTCCCGAGTAAAGATGGATGGGCAGGGAATCGAGAAGTCCAGGCAGTCAGCAGCAGTCACGCGCGGCTTCTGCCCCGGGGCTGTGCCATGGGTAGGCTCGGGCCACACGATGGCCTGGCCGTCGCGGCGGCCGAGCAGGAACAGGCGTTCGCGGCTGGTGCCGGCGCCGTAATCGCTAGCCACAAGCTTGCGCCACTCCACCGCGTAGCCCAGCGCCCGCAGTGCCGCGACGAACTGCCGCCAAGTGCGACCGCTGTAACGCTTGTGGGGGACAAGAGCCTGGCGCTCGACGGGCACCCGCTCGCCCTTGTCGGCGACTCGGTTGACCATGACCGGCTTGCCACGCCGGAACAGCGGCTTTCCCGACTCCGGGTGCACGGCCTGGACCAAGTCCAGGGTGATCACTCGGCCGGTCTTGCAGCAGCGCTTTGCCACCAGCGGACCCCAGGTCAGGATCTGCCACACGTTCTCCATGGAGATGATGCGCGGCGCGGTGTTGGTCCCGTGCAGCCGATCAGCACGCAGCAGCTGGCCAACCCACTTCAACACCACCCACGACAATGCGCGGGTCTTCCGGCTGCGCGGCTGGCCGCCCTTGGCCTGGCTGAAGTGCGTGCAGTCCGGCGACGCATGGAACCAGCCGATAGGGCGGCCGGCCACGTCCACGCGCGGGTCGGCGTGCCAGATATCCTCGCGGTGATGCTGGGTCAGCGGGTGGTTGGCGGCGTGCATGCCGATGGCCAGCTCGTCGTGGTTGTAGGCCAGGGCGGGATCGATGCCGAGGGCCTGCTTGAGCCCTTCCGATGCGCCACCACCGCCGGCGAACAGATCCACGACGATCTCGCCGGGGCGCAGCCGGGAGCGCTGCGGCATGGGGAAGTTGAAAGCGTGGGAGCCGTCAGCCATTGGAACGATCTCCGCGGTGATAAGCTCGGGCAAACCCCAGCGAGCCGATGCCATGTCGCACATCCAACCCGATCATTCCGAAGTCCTTCTCGTTCATCAGGACGGTCTCTTTGCAAAGGTCGACGTGAAGAAGACAACCAACGGTTGGTCTGTGCATGTCGTGGAGGTCAAACAGCCGAATGGAAATACAGTCAGATTTGGGCATGGGCTTGCTGTTCCAGGCTCGCTGGAAGATGCGCGCGAAGCTGGCGTTCGCACCGCCCGTTCGCAGATTGCTCAGACACTGCATCGCGAGATCAACGAGAGCGGGCACGTGCTCCAAGCGCGTTGCCAGCAGCGATCGGATGGCACTGGCTACTTCGACGCTTACGTGGAAGTGAGCCAAGGCGATTCCGTTGTGCACAGGCACTTGATGGAGCCTGTGCCGAGCCGTCAGATGGCTGATCGCGAAGCGATAGATTTTGCTGCGCAGCTGCTGCGACATGTGACGAGCATTCGTGGAGACGGCACGCTGGTCATTTGAGAGCAGCAGGCCAATAGGTCGCGGCTCAGCCATTGCACACCGCATGGCTGAGCGGAGCCATCAGCTGCACGAAGGTGACCCACGGATGCGCCTCATGGGCTTTCGCGCCCTTGCAGCCGGCCACGTGCGGGAACGGGTAGCGTGCGTAGCTGGTCAGCTGTGGGCGTTGGCAGATCCGGCAGCGCATGTAGTCGCCATCGAGTTCCCATCGCATCGAGAACGAGCAGAGTTTTCCGTTTGCCTCAGCGATAGCGTCGCCGCCGATGATCTCTGGCCTATCCATTGCGCTGTGCGTGTCTGTGGTGATCGTAGTCATCGCCAGCCCCGCAGAAATTCGCCGAACGTCACACCACCGTCGTAGCGCAGGAACTGCTGGTAGCGCTGCTGCGACCTGGTCAGTTTCGGCGGCGGCGGAGTGTGCTCCTGCACCGCTACTCGGCCGGCCTCGGTGACGTTGAACAGGTCGCTCCCGCCGGTAATCGCGTTCCCCGCGCGCTGGACCATGAACCCGCGCGCTACGAGCGCCACGCAGTGCTTGTGGTCGGCGCCGCCTGGGCCGGTGACGAAGTGATTTCGGTAGCTGCGCTCTCTACCGCAGTCGCCGACGCCCAGGGCATGGCGAAGGATCTCCAGTTCTGCATCCGGCAGAGCGCCGGCGATCGCCTGGTCAGCCACAGCGCACCTCCGTAGTGCCCACCAGCACGACTTCACGCACGGCGGCGTCGGTCAGTAGGCGCGCGCGGTCGGCCATATCGCTGAACACCTGCCGTAGGTGGTGCTGCACTCCGATCGGAAGCGTGGTCAAAACTGGACCGCTGCGGCGGCGAACCTCGTTCTGACACTGGCTCAGAAGATCAGCCAGCACCGGCTCGCGCGCTGCGGCGGCTTCACCATTCAGGGCAATGTCCAGCTGGCGCACCAGGTAGGCCTGCGCATCCTGCTCGAGCGAGAGCAGGGCGTCATGGCTGATCAGTGGCGCCGCGGCGGCGAGGCCGGCACGGATGGCTTCCGCATAGCCCTTCTGGGTGCCATGGGTGGCGTAGGCAACGCGGAACGCTTCAATCGCGCTGTCGGGGATCGGAGTTGAAGATTTGGCTTCGCTGGGCTGAGGCTGTTTCATTCGGGAGATCTCAGGCTGCGGTGGTGGCCGGCTTCTCGGCCATGGCTGCCAAGCGCTCAAGGCGTTCGGCTTCGGCGATGTAGTAGTCGTGACGGTCCTGTCGGACCCTCTGGGAGAAGAACGGATCGGTCAGGGCGTTCTCGGCCGCAACGCGGTTGGCCTTGGCCAGGCGCGCTGGGTCGTGGTCGAAAATGTCGAGCTGGTTGCGGAGGTCCATCCCGGGCGGCCCTTCTGCGTCATGCGATTGCGCGGCCATGCACGACCCAGAACAGGTCTTTCAGCTCCTGCGGAAGTTCGGTCATGGCGCGAGCCGCGAGATAGGCGCGCTCTACAACCAGCTCCGCAACAGGCACATCGGCAGGGGCAGTGGGCAGCACATTGAGACCGCGAACCCTGCACTCCTCCAAGAGGTCCTGGTCATCGAAATCGTCAAGGTCGACGTCGACAGTGATGGTCGGCATTCGAAGCTTCTCCAGTCAGTTGATATGTACACGGGGCCAGAGAGCCGGCATCTGCCGTTGCCACGCCGCGTAGCCCACCCGGATGCCCTTCTTGAGCGAGCGCTGCAGGATCTGGCCGAACTGCACGCGCAGCGAGAACCAGCGGCACGGGTGGGCAGCAACTGCCGCCGCGTACCGCTGCAGCCTCTCTTCAGGCGTCGGCGTGGCCGTGCTGACGATCACCGCGTCCAGGCCGCCGCCGATCAGATGCAGGCCGTCCATCAGCGCACCAACCTGTGCAGGTTCGGCGCGACGCGCTGGCGCTGCTCTTCCGCCTCGCGCTGACGCTGCGCGCTCGCCTGGTGCGTGCAGTACACGCGGTAGGGATGGCGGCGGGGGCGCTTCGCGCGCTCCAAGGCCGCGCGCTGGTCCGGCGTCAGGTCAGGGGCCGGGAGCTTGATCGCAGGAGCCCTCATGCGGCACCGCCTTGTGCCCGCAACATGCGGCGAAGATTCCTGCGCACATCGGCGATGGCTCGACCGGCACTGGCGCGACGCTCCAGCACTGCGCGCGCGGCAACGTCAGCGGCTGCGGCGACCAGGTTCGGGGCGAAGCCCATACCAGTGGCGGCCGTAGCGGCTGCCTTGGCGGCGACGGCCGCGCGCTGTGCGAGGGGGTAGGTGATGGCGGCGATCATGCTGCACCGGCCTGACTGATCGTGTAGCCACGGCTGCGGGTGGCATTGATGCGGTAGCCGTGCTGGGCCAGCTTCTGGCGCAGGCGGCAGATGGTCACCTCGACGGTGTTCGACTTGCGGCCGGAGGCGCCGTAGATCTCCCGCTCGATCTGGAAGCGGCTGATCGGGGTGTCACCTGCGTTGATGATCAGCTGCAGCACCCTAGATTCGGTGGGGCTCAGGGGCAGGCGCTGTGTGCCGATCATCGCGGCGCGCGGTTCGGTAAGGAGGCCGGTGATCACGGCGCCACCTCCACGAAGGCCAGTTCGTGCATGACGCACTGCGCCCGGGCCAGCACCGGGGAGGTGCTCGGCTCTTTGCCGTCTGCGGTCGACAGGGGGACAACCGCATTGGCCCGGACGCATGCCGCCGGGGAAATCTCATAGGAGCCGCTCAGGACGGCATCTGCCGCGTCGAGGGCAAGCTGCCAGCGCGCCGGCTCGAAGTTTTGCGTCAGCGCCGCAGTGACGCCTGCCGCACAGTCGGGCACCCGGTCTGCATCGCGGAAGGCGTTGAGGGTCGTGTTGGCGACGGTGGCACGCAGTGCCCAATCGTCCCCGGCGGCCAGCTCATACACAGCCAGAGCGGCGCAGATGCGGGGGCTGGTGATCACCAGCCCGTTCGGCGCGTCGTCTGTAGCCGCGGCGGGTGCATCGGAGGGGGNGGCCCAGGCAACCACGCCCAGGGCGATGAAGCACGCCAAGGCGGCCATGCCGACGCGGGCGGTGCGCTTGGTGCTGAGGGTCAGGGGCATTGCTAGGTCTCCGTACGCGGCAGAAGCCGGTGGCGGAACAATAGCGCTGCTATCTAACCTTTACAATAGCGATGCTGTTTACGAGGCGCGCTTTATCTCAATGAATTTCTGAATCCGTTAAGAAATCAGAATTCCCAACGCTTGAGGCAGTCGCTGTATGCAGCGTCTCTAAACTCCCCTGTGACCACGTCTTTGACGGCATCACTGGTCAAGCGAGGGAGTTCATATGCTTTGTGGACGAAGCCCACGTAGGGCTCACCATACTTCGTCGCCGTCGCCATGACTGTCGCCATTGGGGTGCCCATCTGCCTTGCCTTCATGATGCGCTCGGCAGCAGTGGACTCGCCTTCGCACAGTTCGGCCGTTGACCCCCTGAGCGTGTCAATAGCCTCTTGGGCTTTTGTGGCAGCTTCAGCTGCCGATGCAGAAGCGCGGGCAGCGGCGGCGCGCGCTGGATCGTTGATAGGATTGCTTGCGTTGACGCACCCACAAAGGGCCAGCACCACTATCCCAGCGGTGTACAAGTACTTCCTCATTGGTCATGCCTCTCATCCATAGCGGCTGCGGAGCAAGCCGGCATCCTCAAAGCTGACGCCGTCCCGCATGCAATCTTCGGCGCGCTCCAGGTCCTTATGCAGCTGGATCAGGTCATCGTCCGGAAGCTGTTCGATTCCCAGGTAACCGAAACAAGCCTGATCGATCAGAAGCTGCATGGGAGCGCCCCAGCGCCTTTGAAAATGCCGGATCATGCGGCAGTGTGATTCACGAAGTACGACGTCCATGCGGCCCGCCGGGTGCGTGACCTTCCTGCTGGCTCCATCAGGTGCTGTAGCTGGCAGCTCAGCCGGCTTTACGCTTCCGACCACCGTGAGCTTGGGCTTCTCGCCCAACTTCCGCTGCGCGCGCAGCGCGATCAGCTGAGCTAGCTTGTCCATCTCCTGATCGAGATCCATCTGTACGCTTCCCCTGTTTCCTCAAATCCGCAGCAAGTGCAACGCGCAGCGCCTGGGCGAACAGATCGGGCGATTGCTCGACATCAAATGTCTCGCCTGTGGCCAGATCTAGAGCCTTGCGCACCACGGCGATGGCGGCCACGACGATATCGGCGTTAAGTCTCGCAACCTGAGACGTGCCGAAACTGTCCATCAGGCGAGCGTACTCAGCGCTTACTTCCTGAGGCTGCAGCCCGAGAACATCGGCCAACGCCTCTGCCTTGTCCCACGGCACTGGTCGCAAGCCAGTCGAAAACTGAGAAATGAAGCTGGGGGTGACCTCCAGCCGCTCGGCAACCAGCGCCTGGGTCAGGCCGGCGCGGGTGATGGCCTCCGCGATTGCGCGGCCTTCAGCGGTCTTGGGGTTAGCTGGCCTAGGCATATAGCGATGCTATTTGAAGGTGTTCAGGAAGACGAACAGCGATGCTATTTACATGGGTAAATAGCACTGCTATGTTTGGCGCATGAACGAGCCCAACCACCACGTGGTACCGATCCAAAAGGCCATCGACGCGGTAGGAGGGCAGGGCGCACTAGCGCGCCTGCTCAAGGTTCACCCCGCGTTGGTTTCGCAATGGCGCACAGGCCGTCGGCCGGTTGCCGCGCACCACATCCTGTCGATCGAGGCGATGACCCAAGTCTCGAGGCATGAACTGCGGCCTGACATCTTCGGCGAACTCCCCTGCTCGGAGACCGACCCAGACGCTGACCGGATCGTGCCGGTCGACGCGGCGTAACAGCGTCCCATCAGACCCCTGAGCCGCGATCCGCAAGCCACCCAATCCCTGAATTTCGGTCGTCCTGTCCATGGCGACCACTTTGCATCGCCTCCCGAGGTGCGTAAATGAAGCCTGATCCTCAGTACCACGAGCCGCGCTCTGCGGTGGTGTTCCGGCACACCACCGACGCCATCCGCAACAGCGGCCACACCGACAGCAGCCTTGCCCAGGCGATCGCCGAGCAGTACATGGCGGACGTAGCGCCAGCCGAGCGCATTCTGCACTTCCATGTCGGTGTAGACGCCGACAGCACCGAAAAAGCGCTGAAGTCCAACGGCCAGCTCATTGCCCGCATCCGCAATGGCACGGTCAAGATGCCTGTTGACCTGGAAGAGTCGTGGGTTCGTGCGCTGCCGCCGCACTGGCGCGACGCCTGCTCGCGCGAACTGGCCCAGCGCTATGGCTTTCTCGGTGCCCGTATCCCGATGATGGAGCCGCATGCCGGCGTGCTGGCTGTGGCCCGCCTGTCGGTGGAGTTCGGTCACACGCTCGAAGCGATCACCAACGTCCTGGCCGACGGCCGCATCTGCCCGAAGGACATACCCGAGCTGCGCCGCGCGCTGGACGAGATCGGTCAGCTCGAGGCGGAACTGGTGACGGCCAAACGCTACGTGTCGGGCCACCTGCAGGATCTGGCGCCGCGAGCAGTGCAGGGTGCGCAGCGATGAGCGGCGGAGCAATGGTGAGCTGGGCAATCGCCGTGGTCAGCGAATTCGACAGTGCCGGCCGTCGCATCCCCGAGAGTGTGGTGCCGCTTCTGCCCATGGTGGATGTCGTCCTCTGGGCAAAAGAGCAGCCGCAGCCGGTGCGCGTTGATGCGCTTCAGAAGCGATTCGGCCTTTCGCGCGCGACGGCATATCGCTGGCAGCTCGCGCTGCAGGACCTCAACGACCCGGCGGCCGCCAAGCGGCGGCTTCCCGGCCTGCGGCAGCTGAGCACCGCGGTGGGGCGTGAGGTTCCCGTATCGGGTCATGCGGGGGCGACAGGATGAACATCAGTCCGACCCTCGGTCTGCGCTGTGGCCCTGCGCTCCGCGCCGCTCCGGCCGAGCGAGAGCCGGCCGTAGCTCCGGTAGCCGCCGCGATGACTGAAAAGAAGCCGCGGCGCAGCGCGCCGCAGCACGCCCTTGCCGGCTACAACACCACCAGGATCGTCATGGAGTTCATGCGCTGGGCAATCGAGCTCAGCGATTTCCCAACCGTTGAGGCCATTGTCCGGCACTTCGGCGTGAGCCGCGCCACTGCGTACCGCTGGCGCAGCAGCCTGGGTGAGACATACCGGCTGGAGACGCTGCCGCCGAACGAGCATGAGCTGACCAGGGTTGGCAGCCCCGGTGCCGCGGCACGCGGCAAGCGCGGTGCTGGGGAACCCTGATGATCTACTTCGAGATGTTCCCGGGCGACTACCTCAAGGACACGACCCGACTGTCCCTGACCGACCACGGCGTCTACTTCAAGCTGATGCTGGCGTACTACTCGGAAGAGCAGGCGCTGCCAGAGAGCCTGGCCGAGCTGTACATCATCGCCGGCGCAATCACTGCGGCGGACAAGGCCGCAGTCAAGAAGGTCGCCGAGCGCTACTTCCCCGTGGCAGATGACGGATTGCGACACAGCAAGCGCTGCGATGAGCAAATCGCAAAGGCGCAAGGCCGTATTGCCGAGGGCCAAGGCCGCCGCGATGCCCGAAAGAGCAATGAAACCGAGCGCCAGGCGCGCACCCGAGCACGCAGAACCATGCTGTTCGAAGACCTGCGCGCTGTCGGCGTCGTGCCGGACGGCATGGTCACGATGGCACAGCTAAAGGCGCTCCATGTCACGCATGTCACGGGCGACGAGCGCGTGACGCTCGACCAGTTGTCACGCGTGACATGTCACGCAGAGTCACGCGTGACAGGTGGTGTGAACACAGGTGTGAACACGGGTACCCAGACCCCAGACCCCATTACTACTCCAGATAGATCACATCTCACTCAAGGATCTCTGGGAGGCGTGACCGACGCGGGGCGTGCGTGCTTGCTGATGCGCAAGGCCGGTTGCCATTCCACCAACCCGAGCCACCCCGACCTGCTGGCCGCCCTGAAGGAGGGCGTGACGCCGGAGACGCTGGGGCACACGGTCGCTGAAGGGCTGGCGCGATCGCCACCGGTCACGAACCCGTTCCCTTGGGCGATCAAGACCGCCCGCAACCGCCATGCGGCAGGCGCAATGCCCGCAATCCCCAATACCACCGGAGGCACCAATGCAAGCCATCAGCCAGGTTCTGCCGATCAGGTCACAGAGCAGCGGCGACAATTCGAGCAGCGCGCGGGAGCTGGCGGCTTTGGCGGAACGGGCGGCGATGTCATCGACGTCGAGTTCGAACCCGTCCATCACTGAGCCCGACCAGCGCGCGGTGAGCATGCTGTGGACGGTGTGGGAACGGATGGCCGGCATGTTTCCCGGAAAGTGGGTGCGTGAGAACGGCTCAGCCCCAGTGAACAACGCGGGCAGCCTGACCACCGCCGGTGAATTGTGGTTCCAGGTGCTGGTTGGCATCACCCCGCGACAGGTAGCCGACGGTATGGGCAACTGCCTGCGCAGTGCGCTGCAGTGGCCGCCGAACCCCGGGCAATTCCGGGCCATGTGCCTGGGCGTGCCGTCGTTGGCAGAAGTTGATGGCCAGATGCGACCCGGCCAAGCACATAGCGGGTTCACCGTGCTTGTGCGGTCGAACCTGGACCTGCACGCCTACGCCACGGCCGAGAGCGGCGCGCAGCAGCAGCGCATGTTGGCCAACGCCTACGAGAGGGCGGTGAAGCACGTCATGGACGGCGGCGCCGTGCCCGAGGCGATGGCTGCATTGCCTGCACCCAAGCCAGAACTGCACGTGGTGCGCAACCGCGCCGCCGCCCGCAGCGCCATGGCGCAGGCCGCGGCGGACCTGGGTTTCGGAGGCACGCATGGAGCCGGCTGAAATCCGCGCCTACCAGCGGCAGCTGCTTCTGTTCTGCTTGGGCATCCACGGCGAGAGCACTGCAGCGGAGGCCTTGGAGCTGATGGGCAACGCCGCGCTCGAGTCAGGCGCGCCGCGCGAGGTGATGCTGCTGAGCACGGCCGCCGTGGCTGGCCTTTTGCGAGAGCTGGATGGTGATGGGCTGGTGCGCAGGTGCGAGAACCGCGACAGCGGCCGCGACGGGCGGCCGGTGGCGACGTGGGCTGCGACTGAGGCCGGCCGCGTAGAGCGTGCGCCGGCGCCGCCTTCGGGTCAGCAGCAGTTGGCCATGCCAATGCTCGCGCCACCATCGGGGCAGCGCACGCGCGGCGGGTTGTCCATGGAACAGCTGATGGCACTGCTTAACGTCGAATTCGACTGCATGCTCGAGCAGATGGACCGCGAGCACCAGGCCGCGCAGCAACGCGCCCGGCAGGAGTTCGACGCATTCCGGCAGCGAACAATGCGCGTGTGGAGAGCTATGGAGGCATCTGCCTGATGCCGCCGAAGAAGACATCCAGCCGTTCCCTGCGGTACGCAACCGTGCAGGACATGCCGGAAGGCATGCGCCGCCTCGTGCAGGCCAGTGCGCCGGCAGCCGGGCCTACACCGGCCGCGCCGCGCGCCTACCGCCCGCCGTCTGCTGTTCAGCCCTCTGGCAGTGGAAACGCCGCCGGCAAGGTGGCACGCGGCAGGCCGCGGCACGTGCCCGGGGAGATGAACAAGACCGAAGAAGCCTATGCCGCGCATCTGGCGCTGCAGCTTGCCGCCGGTGAGATCGCATGGTTCCGGTTCGAGTCCGTGAAGCTGAAGTTGGCCGAAAAGACCCACCTCACTATCGACTTCTTCGTGATGACGGCCGCTGGTGACCTGGAGGCCCACGAGGTGAAGGGCTTCTGGGAGGAAGACGCCCGCGTGAAGGTGAAGGTGGCCGCCGAGATGTACCCGTTTCGATTCCTGGCAGTCCAGCGCGCCCCGGGCGGCGGCTGGAAAACGGAGGTGTTCTCTTGAACGCAATGATGATTGGCGGGGTCACTGTGCGCCGCGACGACGTGGGCAGGTTCTGCCTGAACGACCTGCACCAGGCATCCGGTGGTGCGAAGCGCCACCAGCCCAGCGACTGGCAGCGCCTGAAGCAGACCGAGGAACTGGTGGCCGAGCTGGTCAACTCCGGTGATTCCCGGATTTACCCGGTGCACTCGGTGGCCGGCCGCTACGGCGGCAGCTACGTGGTGCGCGAGCTGGTGTATGCCTACGCCATGTGGATCAGCCCCAGCTTCAGCCTGCAGGTGATCCGCGCCTATGACGCGCTCACGGCCGGGGCGGCGGCGCCTGACCCGATGCAGGCGCTAACCGATCCGGCAACGCTGCGCGCGCTGCTGCTGTCTTACAGCGAGAAGGCCGAGATCCTTGAGGCGCGTGTGCAGTACCAGGAGCCGCAGGTCCGCGCGCTGCTGCGGCTGACCCAAGCTGACGGTGCCTTCAACATCAGCACCGCCGCCAAGATGCTGCAGGTCCAGCCGCGCCAGCTGTTCGCCTGGCTGGCCGAGCACGGCTGGATCTACCGCCGCGCGGGCAGCAAGAACTGGTTGGCGTACCAGAACCGCCTGCAGCAGGGCGTGCTGGTGCACAAGGCGTGCATCCAGCGCACCGACAGTGAGCAGGAGCGCGTACACGAGCAAGTGCTGGTGACCGCGAAGGGCCTGTCGCGGCTGGCCGAGAACATCGACCGGGGGCAGATGACATGGGCTCAGGCCGACGCGGCCAGCGGTTTGCAGCTGGCTGCGGAGGTGGTCCATGGGTGACCATCCGAGCCTTGCGGACCGGGCAGTGCATGCCCTGGCCGAAGTTGCGGCAATGGATCGAGACGTGCGCAGCAATGATCCGGAATGCCTTGTTGTGTGGAACCTGAAGGACGAGGCCTTTGCCCGCGCGGCTCGCCTTGCCTGTCTGGCCCAAGCGACGCGCCGAGACATGCGCCAAGCAATTGAGGCCGCGCAGCGGCCGGAGGTGCCCTGATGGTCGGTGCATTCGTCACGGGCCGGGAGGTGACGCCGGTCAAGCCGGGTACCGCCATGGAAGAGCAGCTGCAGCTGAAGGGTATTGGTCGGCTACTGGCCGGCTTCGGGTATCGCTACGGCTCTGAGGTGCAGCTGCACCAGGCTCTGTCGACCGTTCTTGACCAGGCCGGCCATGCCCACGTGCGCGAGTACCGGCTCGATGCCAGCAACCGCGCGGACTTCTGGCTCGACGGCCTGGTGATCGAGGTGAAGGTAGCGGGCTCGCTAGCCGACGCCCTGCGGCAGGTTGGGCGCTACATCAGCCTGCCGCAGGTGCGCGGTGTGCTGCTCGCTACTACCGAGCGCTGGGGCGAACGCCCGCTCGTGGCCCGGCCGGCCTGGCAGGGCAAGCCCTTCAACATCATCCGCCTGAAGAGGCAGGCACTCTGATGCAGACGACCTATGGAACCCTCCTGTACAGCGCGGCGGGCAGCACCTGGCGGGTGATCTGCGAGCCGCAGGTCCGCGCGCGCATGAAGCGCGTATTTCCCCGGGTGCGCCAGCACGCTGCAGAGCACATCGACCTCTCCGCCACGCCGGAGAACAGCCGGGAGCTGCAATGGTTCACCCAGCGATACCCGCTTTCGATGGATGCCGACACGCAGCGCGCGCTGCAGCAACTGGCCGACGAGCATGTGGACATGGAGCGCAGCCTGGGCGAACTGCTGGCCGGCCGTGTTCAGATTCCAGAGTTCACCTTGGCCAAGCCGCCGCGGGAGTACCAGCGGGTGGCGGGGGCGCAGCTGTCCATCCGCGGCGGCCTGCTGCTGGCCGACGATCTTGGCCTCGGCAAGACGGTCACCGGCATCTGCCCGATGGCCGCGCCGGGCAACCTGCCGGCCGTGGTGGTGTACCCGGCGGCGCTGCCGAACCACTGGCCGGAGAAGCTGGCCGAATTTGCACCCCAGCTGCGCGTGCACCACATCAGGAAGAGCGCGCCGTACCCGCTCGTGCGCCAGCCAAAGCAGAGGATCAAGGACCTGTGGGACACGCTGCCGGACGTGATCTTGGTCAGCTACCACAAGCTCCGGGGCTGGGCCGAGACGCTGGGGGAGATCGCGCAGTACGCGGTGTTCGAGGAATGCCAGCAGCTGCGCAGCCCGGACAGCAGCATCCACAGCGCTTGTCGCCATCTGGCCAGCCGTGCGCGGCTCCGCATGGGCCTGACCGCCACCCCGATCTACAACTACGGCTGCGAGTTCTTCCATGTGGTCGACCCGCTGCTGCCGGGCTGCTTGGGCACCTACGATGAGTTCCTCCGGGAATGGTGCATCTCCGCGCCCGGGGAGAAGGCCAAGCTGCAGGACGCAGAGCAATTCGGCCAGTACCTGCGGCGGCAGGGGATCATGCTGCGCCGCACCCGCAAGGAAGTGGGGCGTGAGCTACCGGCGCTGTCGAAGATCCCGCACGAGGTGGAATCCGACGCCAAAGCACTGGATGCCATCACCGGCGACGCCGCGGCGTTGGCGCGGATCATCCTGCGGGCCAACGAGCAGTACCGCGGCGAGAAGATGCAGGCCGCCGGCGAGTTCGACCGCCTGCTGCGGCAGGCGACCGGCGTGGCCAAGGCGCCCTACGTGGCCGAGTTCGTCAGGCTGCTGCTGGAGAGCGGCCAGAAGGTGCTGCTGTTCGGATGGCACCGCGAGGTCTACAGCATCTGGCAGGAGAAGCTCGCTGCGTACAACCCCGTCATGTACACCGGCAGCGAGTCGCCGAGCCAGAAGCAGGCAGCGAAAGACGCATTCATCAGCGGCGCTAGCCAGGTGATGCTGATCAGCCTCCGCTCGGGTGCGGGTATAGACGGGCTGCAGCACGTATGCAGCACCGTGGTGTTCGGCGAACTGGACTGGTCGCCAGGTGTCCACGAGCAGTGCATCGGCCGCGTCCACCGCGACGGGCAGACCGAGCCGGTTATGGCGTACTTCCTGCTCTCCGACAGCGGCAGCGACCCGATCGTGTCGGACGTGCTCGGGGTGAAGCGGGAGCAGATCGAAGGCGTGCGCAGCCCGGGGGAACACCTGGTGGAGCGCCTGGACGTGGGCGAGAACCAGTTGCGCGCGCTGGCCCAGCAATTCCTTCAACAGCAGGGCGTGGCCCTGGAAACAACGTACGTGACAACCATGGAGACCCCCCGATGATCCCGAAATTCCCGAGCCTGGATGAGGCAACCCACCACCTGTACCTGGAGGGGAGGGAAGGCCCTATCAGGTGTCAGGTCGACGGCAGCGTGTGGGACGTCTGGCAGGACGGCCGGTCCCGCTGGGTCAGCAACTGCGAGGTGGCCTGATGTCGGCAGTAGCCGCGCCAGCGGCGGCCTTAAAGCCGTGTGGCAATTGCGGAAGCGACGAGGTGCGCATGCGCGCGCGGGGCAGCTCCAGCAGCCGGCGCACCGCGCAGGTCGTGTGCGCGCGCTGCAGCGCCCAGAGTGAGCTGTGCGTCGGCGCAGATGCGGAAGCTCAGGCGGCCAAGGCGTGGGGACACAAACACCACGCGCCTCCGGCGCCGCCAGCAGCGAGGGTGGTGCGCGACCGAGTACCGGTGCCAGAACCCACCCTGCAGCGTGACCCGCTCGAACTGATCGCCCGCATGCTGGTCGGCGGCAGTTTCCGCGAGCCATCGAACGGCCGGTCGTCCATACAGCCTCTTACGGCGGCAGATATCTCCGGTGCCGTCGGAATGATGCGTGATTCCATGGGCAAGCAGGTGGTGATGGCCGTGGCGCTGCGCGGGCAAGGCGTGTCCCTTTCGTCGCTGGGGCGCACTCTGGCCAAGCGGGTGATACGGCAAATTCAGTGGCAGCGGCGCAGCGGCGCAAAGCCTGCGCTGCGAATGGATGACCCGGCCGACCGCTGGCGCATGAGGCTGGTGCTACAGGACGCAATGAATGACCTGGTGTGGCCCGAAGGGAAGATCGCCGCACAGGATGCTGCCAAGGCGGCCAAGATGCGGAAGGAAGACTATCTGCGCGTGTACGGGATCGCAGCCGCAACGCTGCGTCAGGCGTTGGAAGATGGGCGAAGCGAGTTCAGTGCTCGAGTATTCTACTGACTCTCTTGAAGTGCTTGATATTGCGGCTATTCCCAGCCTATAAAGCCTTTGCTTGACTCTGTAACCTCTGTGACGCCTCGCAGCCCTTTTAGTGAGTGCCGTAAAGCCTTCGATCGAGGAATGTTCGATGATCTCAAATTTGGAGCGGTACAAGAATGACCTGAGTGCGTTGATCGCAACGGGTGATGCCCTTCTCAATGGAATTAAGCGATATGCGTATCGCAGCGAATTCGACAAGGAAGTAGAAAAGCAACTCGGGGAGGGGGCTGAAGAGTTCCTGAAAGCTGTTCCGGACTTCAAATCGGAGTATCAGGCTTGGTATTCGGAGGCGCTTAGCCTTATTAGACAGTTGCTTCCTGATCGTTTGGCCGACTTCGTGCGCCACTATGAGAAGCCAAAATCCCGAAAGTCAATCGGCTTTGAAAGCTATCGGATTGAAGATGGGCTTCAAGGGCTTGAAGTAACACGGGGGCACGACAAAATTGTTGGTATTGATGCGGCAATTCCGCACTTTCAACAACAGTTGGCCATTCTCAAGTCGGTTAAGCCAAGATTCGAAAGCTCTCTCTTCGATTTGAGTCAACTTGTTCAAGCTGATTTGTTTGATTCTGAGTTGGATGCCGCTGGGGCACTTCTAAAGCAGCGTTTCACTCGGGCCGCAGGGGCAATGGCTGGCGTTGTCCTTGAACGCCATTTGGCTCAGGTATGCTCAAATCATGCCATCAAAGTGGCAAAGAAGAACCCGGGTATATCTGACTTGAACGAGCTTCTGAAGAGTGCGGAAGTGATAGATGTACCGCAGTGGAGGTTTATCCAGCACCTGGGCGATGTTAGAAATCTCTGCGATCACAGTAAGGCGGTGGAGCCAACGGCGGAACAGGTTGCTGATCTTGTTGCCGGTGTGAAGAAAGTTACGAAGACAATTTTCTAAAATATACGGACTGGGTTTCGTTTTAGAGAACGAATCACACAAGTTGCGCTGTAACTTGGCGAACTGCCCTTCACAAAGATTACCGCAGTCGCCGCGAAACTTACCGCATTCGCACGACTGCGGTAAGGAACCTTACCGCAGTTGCAGCCGGAACCGGGATTGTTGTCCAATCGATACCGTGGGCGAGATTCCAATCCGTTCCACTCAACGGCCGCAGGCCTGGACTCGGGAGGTCCAGTCACCTGCGGTTCGTCGTTTCTGGGGCGGGTTGCCAGATGGGCGCTGGGCCGGACTGTAAATCCGGCGTCTGTGACTCGCGTGGTTCGACTCCACGTCGCCCCACCATTAAACAGAGCGGCGCCTGGATGCCTGCAAGCACCCAGGCGCCGCCGCAGTACACGCGTTTCGCCCGCGTGCCATTGGCTTAAGCCCTGCCGCTCTCCGGAGAGCGCGCGCAGTTTGCTTAACGAATGTCGCACAGGTTGAGACTTGAAGACAAAGACATTGTTCCCCTGGCCGGGCGGTAAGACACGCCTGGCGAAGCACCTGCTGCCGCTGATCAACGAGCGGCCCCATACCTGCTACGTCGAAGCCTTTGCTGGCAGCGCCGCCATGCTGTTCGAGCGTGCACCGGCCAAGATTGAAGTTCTAAACGACACGCACGGAGAGCTGGTGAGGCTGTACCGAGTGGTCGCCAACCACCTGGACGAGTTCGTTCGGCACTTCCGGTGGTCGCTGACCAGCCGGGAAATGTACCGGTGGGCCCAACTGCAGCACGTAGACACGCTTACCGACATCCAGCGTGCCGCGCGGTTCTACTACCTGCAGAAGCTGAGCTTCGGTGGAAAGGTGGACGGGCAGTCGCTGGGCGTTGGCCCGACGGCGGCAAAACGCATCAATCTGCTCCGGTTGGAACAGGATCTGAGTGATGCGCACCTCCGACTGCAGGGGGTGGTGATCGAACAATTGACTTGGCAGCGGTGCATCGAGAAGTACGATCGGCCCGAAACGTTGTTCCTGCTCGACCCTCCGTATTGGGAGACCACGGGCTATGGAAGCGAGTTCGACATGGATCAGTACGAGCTGTTGGCAGAAACCATGAGCCGGCTCAAAGGCCGGGCAATCCTGACCATCAACGACCACCCGGCCATGCGCGCGCTGTTCGATCGCTTCAGTCGGGTCAGCGTGCCCATCCGCTACACCGTCGGTGGTGGCCAAGGCGTTGCGCGGAGCGAGCTCATCTATACAACCTAGCTAGGCATCGGGTCTGGCTGGGTACCGTGCTCCGCCTACGCGGCGGGGCTGAACCTCTGCAGGAACCGAAATGACGCAGATCACTCCCCAACAGGCTGGCGGCGTGAACGTCGTGGCCTTTCTCGACATGCTGGCCTGGTCCGAAGGGACGGACAACGGCAGGCAGCCCACGAACGACCGCGGCTACGACGTGCTGGTCGGTGGTGGCTTGTTCCGGGGCTACGCCGACCATCCTCGTGTGCTGGTGGACCTGCCGAAGCTCAAGATCCAGTCAACCGCAGCCGGCCGGTACCAGCTGCTGCGCCGCTACTACGACGCGTACAAGAAGACGCTCGGCCTCAAGGACTTTTCGCCCTTGAGCCAGGATCTGATCGCGCTGCAGCAGATCCGTGAGCGCCGCGCGCTGCCGCTGATCCAGGCGGGCAAGATCCGGGAAGCCATCAAGGCGGTCAGCAACATCTGGGCCAGCCTGCCGGGCGCTGGTTACGGCCAGCACGAACACAAGATTGCCGACCTGTTGGCCGTGTACCGCAAGGCCGGCGGGACGGTGGTGCCGTGACTGAGCCCGTGAGCACACTGAAAACCATCGTCGGGACGTTCACTGCGGCTGTAGTGGCGCCGGCGACAGCCGACGCGCTGCGGGAGGCCGAACGGGTGATCCTTGGCGTACCGCAGTCCGTGCTGCTGGTTGCCATGGCGGGAGCGCTGATCGGTGTCCTGCTGCTGCCGGAGAAGGACGCGGAGCGGGTGGCAGCTGACGCCAGCCGCCGACGCGGCCACCGTCTCCTGCAGACCGCAGCGCGGTGGGCTGCCCTGGCAGTAGCTGTCCTGGCCTACGCCATCGTGGCCGCATGGGTCATCGCCGTTGCGGCTTCCATCTGGCCTGCACTGGCGGGCGCTCCGCAGCTGCCGCTGGCCGGTCTGTCCGGCGTCCTGATCCGCCGGCTGCTGCCGGGTTACGTGCGCATGGTGGAGCGAGCCACCGGCGCCATCGGAGGCGACAAGCCATGAGCGTACTGATTCGTTTCTTTCGCGCGCTGTGGGCGGTGATCGTAGGCGCCGCTGCCGACGCGCTGCAGTGGCTGAGCAAGCCCGGCAGCAAGATCAAGCTGGTGTGCGCGGTCCTGGCCTTCGGCTGCATGGTGTCCGGGCTTACTGCCTGGGAGAAGGAACAGAAGATCCGCGACCTGAGCGCCCAGGTGATCAAGGTGCGTGCCGACTGGCAGGCCGATGCCGCCCGCCTGCAGGCCGACGTGGACAGCCGCGATCAGCGCCTGGCCGAGGTCGCCGCCGCGCTGAGGGCGGAAGCCGAGAAGCTGCAAGCCCTCCGGGACGAGAGCGCTGAGGCACTGCGGGCCTTGGCGGGAAAGGTCGAGGCTTCCGAGAAGGAGGCTTCCACCTGGCGCGGTCGCTATGAGCAACGGCCCGACACCTGCAAGGCAGCACTGGAGCTGCTCGATTCCGCCTGCCCGGCACTGAAGGGGTACTGACATGCGTGTCCTCGTGGTTACTACCGCTGCGCTGCTGGCAGCATGCCAAGCCGCACCGACCAAGCAGAACCCGCCACCGGCAGCCGTCATAACGGTCCCGGTGGCTACCTACGTGCCGATCGACGCCCAGCTGCGCAAGCGCTGCAAGTGGGTGAAGGAGGCGGCGCCGTCTGCCGTGTTCGAGGTGAGCAACGGCCGGAAGCGTTGCCTGCTGCAGTACGAGGCGCAGTTCGACACGATCGACCAAGTGCAAGGCAAGCCTGTGCCGGATGCCGGGAGTTGACCAAAGCGCGGCCCGGGCATCTAGAGTTCGTGAAACATGCCGTGGAACCGGAGATTGGCCCTTCACAAGCCTGTTTGTTAGCTGTGGATAACTTGCCGGGGCCCCTGAGTTATCCACAGTCCACCGGGGGGAATTCGGACCCCGGTCAAAGACAGTTTTTCGGCCTCTATGGTGCTCCACCACAGGGCACGGTTTTGGCGGGTTTTCCCGGGAGAAACCCAATTTTCATAGCTGAATAGGTTGCGCATCGGGTAGCACATGGCCGACATCCACGAATTCACCAAGGGCTGGTCCGTGGCCAGGCTGGCGGATGAGTTCGGAATGGACCGCCGAACGGCCAGCAAGCGGCTGAAGGAGGCCGGCGTCCCGCCGCTGACCAAGCGCGCTGGGCACGACGTCTATCGTCTGGCCGATGCAGCACCGGCGCTGGTGAACCCGGGTGCCGCGGCGTTCGGCGCGGAGGGTGTGGTCGATCCGCGCGACCTGCCGCCGATGGAGCGCCGCGCCTACTACCAGTCGGAGAACGAGCGCCTGAAGGTCGAGTCGACCATCGGGCAGCTGGTGCCGGCCGCAGAGGTCGAGGCCGACTACGCCGAGCTGGTGAAGAAGGTCGTGCAGTTCTTCGACACGCTGCCTGACGTGCTCGAGCGCAAGGCCGGGCTCACGCCGGAGCAGGTGGTCAAGGTGCAGGACGAGTGCGATCGCGTTCGGCAATCCATGTACGAGGGCATCACCGATGACGACGTACGCGACAGCGCGTAGCGTGCGCCAAGGCGTTGCCGAGATGATCCGGCCGCCACGCCGCATCAGGGTGAGCGAGGGAGCGCGCGTGCTGCAGGTGGCCAATGCCGCCGGCGCCGCCGGATCTTGGGATCCGGACACGACGCCCTACATGGTCGAGCCGCTGGACACGACCGGTAGCCGCCACTACGAGGCGGTGGTGTTCGTAGGGCCGGCGCGGTCTGGCAAGACCATCTCGCTGATCGATGCGCGCTTGGCCTACCTGATCACCTGCAACCCGGCCGACGCCATGGTTGTGCAGATGTCCAAGGATGCGGCCGAGGATTACAGCAAGACCCGTATCGCCCGCAGCATCGCCGCCAGCCCGGAGCTGCGCTCCAGGCTGAGCCCGCGTGCTCACGACGACAACATCCTGCTGAAGTTCTTCCGGTCGGGAATGTCGTTGCGCATGGGCTGGCCGTCGGTGTCGGTGCTGTCGGGCAAGGACATCCACGACGTCCTGATGACGGACGTGGACAACTACACCGGCGACCTGACGATCGACGAGTGCTTCGGCCTTGGCCTGAAGCGCACACAGACCTACATGTCCGCCGGCATGGTGGTGGCCGAATCGAGCCCGGCAACCGACTACGCCGACGGTGCGTGGAAGCCTCTGCACCCACACCAAGGCCCGCCGGCGGCCGGCATCGCGGCGCTGTACGCGCGCGGCGACCGCCGACGCTGGTACTGGCCATGCCCGGAGTGCGGCGAGCGGTTTCAGGCAGCGCCAGGCTATGACGGCTTCGCGTTACCACCGATGGAGGAACTGCTCGAACGGGTCGTGCTGGACGACGTGCAGAAGATGGCGCGGCACTACTCGCTGCTGCACTGTCCGCACTGCGGTGTGGGCCTGCAGCACCGGTGGAAGGACGGGATGAACCGCAGCGGAGTGTGGGCAGCGGAGGGCCAGGTCGTGCACGCCGACGGAACGGTCACCGGTGAAAGGCCGGAAGCGCGCATCGCCAGCTACTGGCTGGGTGGTGTTGCAGCCGCCTACCAGTCCTGGGAATCGCTGATCGAGCGCTACTTCCAGGCGCTGCGGACGTTCGCCACCACCGGTGAAGAGCGGCCGCTGAAGACCACGCACAACGTCGACGGCGCGATCAACTACGTGCCGATGGCAGCGCGCTCTGCCAGTGATCCGAACGAGATGCAGGAGCGGGCCGAGGTCTGGCCTGCGGGTGCTGTGCCGGCGGGCGTGCGTTTCCTGCTCGGTGAGGTCGACGTCCAGGCCAACCGGTTCGTCGTGCTGGTGCTGGGCTTCGGTATCGGGGAATCCGGGCAACTAGAGCGCTGGGTGGTCGATTCCTTCACCCTACGCACCTCCAAGCGGGAGGACGGTTCGGGCGGCTTCCTGCCACTGGACCCTCCGAAGTACCTGGAAGACTGGGAACGCCTGGTCGAAAAGGTCATCAGCCGGCGCTACCCGCTGGACGATGCCACCGGCCGCAGCATGCCGGTGCATGCAGTGGGTATCGACTGGGGCGGCAAGTCGGGCACCTCGGTGCGCGCGCTGGAGTTCTGGCGTTCGCTCAAGGCCAGGAAGCTGCACGCCAGGGTCAGGCTGATCAAGGGCGACGCGCGCCGTGAGGGTGGGCTGTTCCGGGAGACCTTCCCGGACAGCAGCAAGCGCCGGGACCGCAAATCAGGGTCGAAGGGCGATGTGCCGCAGCTGCTGCTCAACGTGGACCGACTGAAGGACACGGTGGACGCCAACATCAAGCGGGCCGAGCCCGGGCCGGGCTACTACCACTTTCCCGACTGGCTGCCCGAGGCGTTCTACGCGGAGCTGACGGCCGAATCGAGGACGGCCCGAGGCTGGGAAAACTTGGCCAAGCGCCGCAACGAAGCCTTCGACCTGTGCGGCTATGCCGAAGGCATGGCGCTGTGGCTGAAGGTTCCGGCCATCAACTGGACCGCGCCGCCGGCATGGGCCGCGCCGTGGGACGACAACCCAGACGTGAGGGCAGACGACGTCGCGCCGGCGCCAACGCCGCGCACGCGAACCCGCCGCGTCATCCGAAGCAAGTACCTGGGACGCTGATATGGCATTTACCAAAGAACAGGTCGCGAAGCTGGAGGCAGCTATCTCGGCGGGCGTCCTGAGCGTCCGCTACGCCGACCGAACAGTGACCTACCAAAGCCTGGACTCGATGCGGCGGCTGCTGAAGCAGATGCGGGACGAGATTGCCCAAGCATCAGGCGCGCCACGGCGTCGCCGCATCGTGCGCCTCTACCAGTCGGGGACCGGAAATGTCTGATATCGCCGAAGGCCCTTACCGCGCCGCCGGCAATGGCCGACGCCTGCGCACTTTCCGGCCGACCTCGCTCGGGCCCAATGCCGCATTGACGGGCCTGTCCACATTGCTGGCCCGGGCACGGCATCTGGCCCGCAATGATCCGTGGATGGTCAGTGCGCTCAACAAGAGCGTATCCAACGGCATCGCCACGGGCATCCAGGCAAAGCCAGTTTGGGGGTCGAAGGAGCACAAGAAGAAGCTCACCAAGCTGTGGACCCGCTGGGGCAAGTACGCCGATGCAGACGGCGTGCTGGGCTGGGAGGGCCTGCAGGCGCTGTCCTGGCGCGAGTGGAACGAAGCCGGCGAGGTGTTCGCCCGGCTCCGCTACCGGCGGCCCGAGGACGGCTTGCCGGTGCCGCTGCAGGTGCAGCTGATCGAATCGGAGCAGTGCCCGCAGCACTACAACGGCGTGGCCAGCAACGGAAACGCGATTCGACAAGGCATCGAGGTCGATCGCATCGGGCGCCGCGTGGCCTACTGGATGTACCGGGAACATCCCGGGGATCTGCAGCAGACCGTCAACGGCAACGAGTTGGTGCGTGTGCCTGCGGAGCAGGTGCTGCACCTCTTCCGGCCGAGCCGCGCCGGTGCGATGCGGGGCGTACCACGCTCCGCTCCGGCTCTGCTGCGCATGTTCAACCTGGACCGCCTCGATGACGCGGTGCTGGAACGGCAGGCGCTGGCCAACCTGTTCGCAGGCTTCATCACATCAGATGCCAGCGCTGATGGCGACGAGGGCGATGCCGTCGGAGATCTGATCACCGGTGACGACGCCGACGGAACGGCCATCGGTGGCCTGGAACCCGGCACGCTGCAGGAGCTGCCACCAGGTCGGAAAATCGACTTCGCCAATCCGCCCAGTGCCGGCTCGGACTATGCGGAGTTCCTGCGCGGTCACCTGCTGGCGATCTGCGCCAGCCAGGACGTGCCCTACGAGGTGCTCACCGGCGACTTGCGCAACGTCTCCGACCGCGCGCTGCGCCTGATCCTCAACGAGTTCCGCCGTGTCATCGAGCAGGACCAGTGGCTCTACATGATCCCCATGTTCTGCCAGAAGGTTCGCGACGCCTTCATTGATCAAGCGGTGCTGGCCGGCCTGCTGAAGGTGCCACGGTATGCGGCCCTTCGCGACGACGTGACCGAGACCCTGTGGGTGCCCGAGGGTTGGCCGTGGAGCCACCCGGTGCAGGACGTGACATCCGAACTCAAGGCTGTGCGGGCGGGCTTCAAATCACGCAGCAAGGTGGTGCTGGGCGCTGGCGAGGATCCCGAACAGGTCGACGCTGAGCAGGCGCTGGACAACGAGCGCGCAGACGCGGCCGGGCTTCGCTACGACAGCGACCCGAGGCGTACGAACGCCTCCGGTGCCCGGCAGGACGACGAACCCGGCGCCCCTGGCGCCAACAACAATGAAGGGAATGACGATGACGAGTAAGCCTGGCCTCTTGGCCCGAATGCTGGGTCGGGGCAGCCGTGCGCCTGTGGTGGCCTCACTCGCGGCCGCGGTCCTCAATCAGCCGTTGCTGGTGCAGCCGACCATCGGCGAGGCACTGGTGGGCGGCTATCTGGAAGGGAAGGTCACCAGCGACGACAGCGTGCTGAAAGCCGACCGCTTCGAAGTGTCCGGCGCCGACGGGCAGCCGGTGGGCGTCGCCCAGAAACTGATCGGTGTGATCAACCTGTCCGGTGCAATGGTCAACCGGCCGATGCCCGGCGCCAGCGGCCCAGGTCCGGTGAGCTACGCCGCGGTGCGCGACTTCTTCGATGAACTGCTCAACGATGATGCGGTGACCTCCATCATCCTGCGACTGGACACGCCGGGCGGCATGGCGTCGGGCTGCTTTGACCTGGTCGACCACATCTTCGAGGCGCGTGGTAGGAAGCCGGTGTATGCGCTGGTCGATGACCATGCGTACTCCGCTGGTTTCGCCCTCGCTTCGGCCTGCGACGAGATCTGGATCAGCCGCACCGGCGGTGTCGGCTCGGTGGGCGTGGTCCGCTTCCACCATGACTGGAGCGGCAACAACGCACAGATCGGCCTGAAGGTCACCCCGCTTTTCGCAGGTGCCCGCAAGGTCGACTTCAACCCCAACTTCCCCCTCAGCGAGGAAGCGCACGCAGAGGCAATGGCGGATCTGGAGGACATGTACACGCTGTTCGTCGATACCGTGGCGCGCAACCTCGACATGCAAGCCGAAGCGGTGCGCGCCACCGAGGCGGCCTGCTACCGCGGCCAGGCCGCTGTGGCGGTGGGTTTTGCTACCCGGCTCGGCACCTGGCACGACCTGATCGCGCACCTCGGCGCGGCCGAAGCGGCACCGCCGCCCGCGCCGGGCGGCCCGGATCCGGACGACGAGCCGGAGGCAGCGGTAACGCCGTTGGTACCCGAGGCCGCACTCGCGCCGCCGGCAGCCGTCTTGGAGAACCCGGCAGCCGCGCTGGCTGCCGCGGTCGCTTCCAGCGATCTACCGCCGGCGCTCGCTGTGGCATTGCTGCGTCGCCCGATGCAGCAGGGTGAGCAGGCGGCAAGCGCGATCGAGTACGCGACCGCAGTCCAGGATGCATGCGCGGCTGCACTGCGTGGCGATGACACGATCGCGGCCAGCTTCATCGAGAAGAACACCGACCTCGACACGGTGCGTGCACAGCTGTTGTCGATGAAGGCGGAAGAGGGCCGGAGTACTCAGGTCGTCACCGCACACCCGGCCTCCATGGCCGATCAACGAGCCGCCGAAATGAAGGCGCAGCTGAACCCCAACAACATCTACAAGAACCGAGGTAACTGACGATGGAAATCTCTCTGGCCGGCACCCGCACCGGCGAATTCCTGCTGTCCGAAGCAGGCGGCGAGCGCAGCCGCGAACTGATCCGTCTGCCGGCCGGGCAGGGCATGCTGGCCGCCGGCACCCTGCTCAAGGCCGACAATACCGTGGCCGCCAACGGTGCCGATGCAGTGAAGGTGCTCTACGGCCCGGTGGATACCGGTGCGAACGCTGGCGAGCTGCCGGTGAAGGGCGCAGCGATCGCACGCGATGCAGAGGTCTTTGGCGAAAAGCTGGTCTGGGCTGACGGCGTTACCGACGATCAGAAGTTGCTGGCCGCGCTGAGCCTGGCCGAGTCGGGAATCATCACCCGCTGGACCCAGCAGCCGATCGCGTCGAACGCAGCCGATCACCTGGTGTTCGTGTCCGAACCGCTGACCGGCACCGCCGGGGTTGCGCTGGGCCCGATCGTGGTACACGTCAAGGACGTCTTTGGTGCCCTGGTCACCGGCAGCACCGTCAGCGCCACTCTGGCCAAGGCAAGCGGCATCGGAAACCTGGCCGGCGGCGGTGCGAAGGCAGCCGTGGGCGGCGTCATCACCTGGGATGCCGCGACGCTGAGCGCAGCGGGCGACTACACCCTCAAGGTGACGGCCACCGACCTGGGCGAAGCCATCAGCGACACCATCNCCATCGCAGCCGCTGCCGGCGGCTGACCGCCGAGCAGCTCCCTCTTCACCCGCTGACCCCTGGCCCCGCTTTCGCGGGGCCTTTTCGTATCCCATTCCAAGAGAGAAATCACCATGGATCTGCAGACCCTTCTGGCGCTGGGCGTGCTGAGCTTCGACGCGCTGAACGCCTACATCAACAACCTGCCGCGCATCTCCACGCGGCTGGCCGACATGCGCCTGTTCCAGGAAGATGGCCTGGTCGGCACCACCATCGTCAAGGTGGGTATCAACGGCACCAAGCTGGTGCTGGTCCCGAACGTGCCGCGTGGTGCACCCGGCCAGCCCAAGGGCCTGGAGCGCGGCAAGGTGAAGCTGCTGGAAACCACCCACCTGCCGCAGAACTCGACGGTCATGGCCGATCAACTGCTGGGTGTCTATGACCCGACCGACCCGGAAGGCAACAATGTTGCCGCCGTGGTCAATGCGCTGCAGGTGGTACACAAGCGCGACCTGGACTTCACCATCGAGTACCACCGCATGGGCGCGCTGCAGGGCAAGCTGCTCGATGCCGATGGCTCGGTGATCATCGACTTCTACGAGGAGTTTGGGGTCAAGCAGGTGGTCATCGGCATGGAGCTGAACAAGGATGACACCAAGGTCCGCGCCAAGTGCATCGCCATCAAGCGCGCGATCGAGGCCAAGCTGGGTGGCATCCCGTACACCGGCGTCCACGTGTTCTGCAGCGCCGGCTTCTTCGATGCCCTGACCGACCACCCGGACGTCCAGAAGGCGTACGAGCGCTGGCAGGACGGTGCCGCCCTGCGCGATGACGTCCGCAAGGGCTTCGTGTTCGGCGATATCACCTTCGAAGAGCTGCAGGGCAATACCGGCGGCGATCTGGCCCTGGCCGATGGCGAGGCGATCGCGTTCCCGCTGGGTGTGCCGGACATGTTCCTGACCCGCTTCGCGCCGGCGGACTACCTGGAAACGGTGCGCGGCATCGGCCTGCCGTACTACACCAAGACCGCCCCGATGCGCATGAACAAGGGCATCCAGCTGGAAAGCCAGTCCAACCCGCTCAACCTCAACACCCGACCGGACGCGGTGATCCGCCTGAAGGCCGGCGCGAAGTAAGCCAACAGTGCCTGGCCCGCTCCGGCGGGCCAGGCAGGAGGGTGTATGGCCCAGATCAGGATCGGGGTCGACCCCGACAACGTCTTCGGGAGACAGCTGACCGCGCTGGAGCAGTCCCAGCTGCCCTACGCTGCATCGCAGGCCGCCAACAAGGTGGCCTACGAGATCCGCGAGCGCTGGAAGCGCCAGGCGCCGCGGGTGTTCGACCGGCCCACGCCGCTGACAGTCAACGCAGCGATGTATCGCAAGGCCACCAAGGCCCAGCCGTACGCCGAAATCTACCTCCGGGACGAAGCCTTCAAGGGGACGCCGCCGGCGAAGTACCTACTTGCCGAGGTGGATGGTGGTCAGCGCCGCCGGAAGGGCTTCGAGCGGCTGCTGCAGAGCCGAGGCCTGCTGTCGCCGACGCAGTTTGCGGTGATGGGTCGGGGCGCTCAGGCGAACCAGTACGGCAACGTTCCGGCCGGCCAGGTGACCAAGATCCTGTCGCAGCTGGGCGCCCAGCGGGACCGGTACCAGAACGAGACCAGTGTCAGCCGGAAGCGGCGACGGGGCAAAGGCAACAACCGTGATGGCGAGTACTTCGTGATCAACAAGCGCCGCGGCGTGCTTCGCCCGGGCATCTATGAGCGAATCGGACGCGGATCGGGTGTCCGATCCATCTTCATCTTCACCAACACCGCCGCCTACACGCCGCGCTACGACATCTTCGGCATGGCCGAGGACACCTGGAAGCGACTGATGCCGTTCTTCCTGAAGCGCGAGCTGGAAAAGGCCATGGAAACCGCGAGGCCACTGCCTTGAATCAGAAAGCCTTCATGCAGGCCTTCGACGCAGTCGCGTTCGATGCCTTCAGCGCAGCCGGCGTCGCCGATGCTGCCCACTACAAAGAACCTGGCGGCGCGGTTGAGGTGCCATGCACGGTTCTGCTGGACGAGGCCGTCGAGCAGTTCACGCCCGACGATGTGGCGCCCATCGCGACCACCATTGATCGGGTCACCCTGCAGCTGGCCGAGATCAGCCCGCGCGCTGGCGGTGTGGTGCGTATCGATGGCACCGGCCGCCGGCTGAAGCTGGTCCAGAAGATCCGTGCCGACGAGTCGACGGCGGTGTGGGAGGTGGCCAATGTCTGACCGCACCCCTAGCCCGCGAGAGCAGCTGCTGCAGGCGATGGGTAAGACGCTGCAGCTGATCAGCACCGACAACGGCTACCTGACCGATGCCGGCGCCGGTTGGACACTGGAGCCGAAGCCCGGTGATCAGGACACGCAGACTGTGCTGACGGCCGTGATCGAGAAGCAGCAGCGGGCGGAGAGCCCCTCGAAAGTGAACACGCACCGGCTCACCACCGTCAGCGTCATCGCCAAGGTTCGCACCGACACCGAGGAATACCAGCAGGCGCTGGATGACCTGGTGACCGATATCGAGGCCGCCATGGATAGCCGGAGCGTAGCCCGCAACTTCCCCGACGGCATCCAGGTGCCGGTGTACGTCGGCATGGAACCGCTGATGCCGGAGAAGGCCAGCGCCGGCTGGGTCGGCGTGCTGATCACCTACCAGACCCACATCCCCAAGAAGTAACCCGCCGCACAGCGGCAACCCAACTGGAGAGCCATCATGGCCGAAGATTACAGCTACCTGGGCAGCGGCATCGTCCTGATCCGCAAGTGGGGCAGCAACGACCCGTTCCTCGAAGTGGGCAACGTTTCCGCGTTCTCGATTGCCCCGCAAACCAATACGATCGAACTGGCCGATTACCAGAATCCGGGTGGTGGCACGGCCAACCGCGTCGACCGCGTGACCGGGTACAACCTCAACTACACCTTCCACGACTTCAACCCGGATAACTTTGCCCGCGCAACCCGCGGCAAGGCCAGCGCCGTCGCGGCGGCGAGTGTCGCCGATGAACCCGCGGTCGCCGCTAAGGGATCGTTCGTCCCCTTGGCCCGTCTGGCCAGCAGCATCACGACGGTCGAGAACCTGGCCGGAACCACCGAGTACGAAGAGGGGAAGGACTTTCGCTTCGAGCGGGGCATGCTTTTCATTCCCGCCGATTCCACCATTCCGGCGCCCCTGGCCGGTGCGGCCAACATCCATGTCACCTACCAGCACGGCGAACTGGGTCAGGTCGAAGCTGCTGTTACTGCCCAGACCTTCTATGAGATGCAGTTCTACGGTGCCAACGAGGCCCGCGGCGGCAAGATGGTCCGCCTGGTGGCGCACAAGGTGACCGGCGGCGTCATCGAAAGCATGGGGCTGATCGGCAACGAGTTCGGCGCCGGCAGCGTGCCAGGCGCGTTGGTGAAGGACGCTTCGAAGGCGACCGGGCCGGAGAAGTCCGCCTACTTCTACTGGCAGCAGGAGAAGTAACCCGTGGTCGACAATGATGTAATTACCCCGCCGACGCGAATGGTCGCCTTCCGTGGCGAGAAGTTGATTGTAGGGCCGCTGCGCCTGCAGCAGATCGGCCCGTTCATCACGGCCAGCCGCACCATCATTGCCCGAGTGGCGATGATGGCCGGCGCGGTCGATGGTTCGGAGCGCGCAGCCGTTGGCGCCATCCTGCTCGACCTGCTCGAGCAGGATGGTGCAGAGATCGCCTCCGCGCTGGCAGTCGCGGTCGACCGCGACGCTGAATGGATCGCCGGGGCGACCTTGGACGAGGTCGCTGACCTGCTTGACGCGGTGATCGGGCTCAACCGGGATTTTTTCGCCCATCGCCTGCGGCAGCTTCTGCTGCAGGCAAGGCTACAGTCGGCAGAGAGTACGGACTTGCAGACCTCGTCCAGTACCTGATTGCCCATGGGCACTCCCGTGCTGACGTTATGACCTACACCCTGGCACAGCTGCGGGGCTTTACCGCCGCAGCTGCCCAGGACGACCGCGATCGCATCGCGGAGCTCGCAGTGGCCACGCGAATGGCCATGGCCGCACCGCCGGCGGATTGGCAGCTATACCTGGCCGCCCTGCGCGGCCAGAGCCAACCACCCACGCAATCAGGAACCTCGACCAATGGCTGAACCATCAGCAAATCTGCGCGTCCGCATCAGCGCGGACCTGGCCGACATCCGTCAGGGATTGGGCGTGCTCACCCGCCAGCTGCGCGAGGTGCGCACGGAGGCCGCCAGACCACTGCCGACCAAGAACAACATCACAGAGTTGGGCGTCTCGGCGGGGCAGACTGCGCAGGCGATGCGCCAGTTGCCGGCGCAGTTCACCGACATCTTCACCAGCCTGCAGGGCGGCATGCCCTTCTTCACGGTGCTGGTGCAGCAGGGTGGCCAGATCAAGGACAGCTTCGGCGGTGTCGAGCCTGCGTTGAAGGGCGTGTCCTCGGCGCTGCTGGGAATGGTCACTCCGTACACCGTCGCGGCGGCGGCTGTAGGCGTGCTGGTGTACGCCTGGTACGACGCCGAGCAGCAGGCTCAGGCTTATACGAAGGCCTTGGTGCTGTCCCGCAACGAGGCGGCTGCAACCACCCTGACGCTCGTGACGTTGGGGCAGCGCACCAGCGAGGCTCTGCAGGTATCCGCTAGTGCCGGTCAAGAGGCTGCGTTGGCGATTGGCGCGAACGGGCGAATCGCCGAGAAGAACCTGCTGGCCGTGGCCGAAGCAGCGGTGGCCATGAAGGAACTCAGCGGGCAGGCAGTGGAAGACACGGTCGCCATGTACGGCAAGCTGGCTGAGGATCCGGTCAAGAACGTCCAGAAGCTCAATGAGCAGGTCAACTTTATGACCGTGGGCCTCTACGAGCAGGTGAAGGCATTGCAGGAGCAGGGCCGCAACCAGGACGCTGTGACCGTGATCACCCGTGCGGCGGCCGATGAAACGGTGATGGCCCTCGCCAGGGTCCGCGCCAGCCAGAACCCGGTGATCCGCGGTTTCAAGGATCTCTGGACAGAGGCAACGAAGGCGTGGTCGGCGATGCAGGCGAACGTGGGCCTCGGGCCTGCGGCAGCCCAAATGCAGCAGCTCGTGGCAGAGAACCAGCGGGAGCTGGCGAAGCTGAATGATCTTGCCAACGGCACCCAGCGAGGCCTGCCGCTGGCTCGAAATCCGATTGCACTGGCGGCGATGGAGAAGTCCATCAAAGATCGGTCGGAGAAGATCAAGGCGCTTGCCGCCGACCTGATCAAGGAACGCAAGGACGCGGAGGTCAAGGCTGCACAGACAGCATCGACCGAGTTCATATCGGAGATGGATTCCATCATCGGTGCGCAAGCAAGCAAGGAGGAGAAGAAGCGAGAGGAGGTAGAGCGGATCAACGGAGAAGCGGCAGCTGCTCGACGCCAGGCGCAAGCATCGGGTCTTGTCGAAGAGGTGGAAGCGATCGAGAGGCGCCGCGCAGCCGCAGTGGCTGCCATCGAGAAGAAATATCGGGCAAAACCGGCCACCGGTACTGGTACCGCCTCGAGAGCGGCGGGTTTGCAAGGCTACAAGGACGATCTGCTCGAGGAACAGGCCCAGATCACGGCGGGCACCCAGCTGCTCAGGGCTCAGTTCGCAGCACGTGAAATCACCGCTGCGGAGTACTACAGCCGTATGCGGGAGCAGGTGCAGAAGGGCACCGACGCCCAGGCGAAGTCGCTGGAGCAGCAGATCTCGTTCCTGCAGAAGCAGGCCGTGAGCGGAAAGGACGCAATTGGCGTGAATCGCCAGATCGGCGAGCTGGAAGCACGACTTGCCAAGCTCCGCATTGAGGGTGCCACTGCACTGGAAGTGCTGACGAAAGAGGAACAGGCGGCAGCAAAGGCCCGAGAGAGCGCCGTCAAAGCATACGGAAGCGCGCTTGATGCCAGCAATGAGGCGCTTCAGCGGCAGCTGACCACCCAGGCTCAGCGCGTTGGCATGGGGGACCGCGAGTATGAAGTGCAGCAGCGCATCAATGAGGCAATCGCCGATGAGGCCGACAAGCTTCGGGAACTGAGCCTGCAGCGAAATGCGGACCAGATTGACCAGGTCACGTTCGAGGAAGAGAAAGCGTTGCTGCATGCCAAGACCTTGGACCGGCTCCAGATCATCAAGAACGGGTACGACGAACTGCGGCAGGCCGAGGGCGACTGGCTGTCTGGCGCGAGCGCGGCCTGGGCGAACTATCAGCAGCAGGCCAGCAACGCAGCCCAGCAGATGGGCGATGTAGTTGGAACGGTCATTGGCGGCTTCGAGGATGCCTGGGTGAAGTTCACCACCACTGGCAAGCTGAGCTTTTCCGACCTGACCAAGTCGGTTCTGGCCGATCTGGCGAGGATCGCGGCGCGCCAGGCAATCATGGGCATCGTCAACGCGGTCGCCAGTGCTTGGGGGGGCGGCGGCGTCACTGCAGCGGGCAATCAGGCGGTCACCTCCGGCACCAGCAGCATCAACAACCAGCTGTTCCAGAACATGCGGCTCGGTGGTGGCTACTCCACCGGTGGCTACACCGGCGACGGCGGCGTAAACGAGCCTGCGGGTGTCGTACACAAGGGTGAAGTGGTTTGGTCCCAAGCGGACATCGCTCGAGCCGGCGGTGTTGGTGTCGTTGAGGCCATGCGCCGTGGACTCCCTGGCTACGCCGACGGAGGTGCGGTCGGGACGTCGACGCGGGGAGGCGTGGGCATCGGGCCGTCCACCGTGAATGTCAGCGTGGTTGTGAACAGCGACGGTTCGACGCAGGCAGACGGCGACACCTCCCTGATGCGCCAGTTCGGCAAGGAGCTCGGGGACTTCGTCGATGCGCGCTACCGGGAACTGCAGCTGCGCGACATTCGGTCCGATGGTTTGCTTGCCAGGACGATGATGCGTTGATTGGAAGGGGGCCTTGGAGGCCCCTTCATTTTTTCGGCGGAACCCTGAGATGACCGAGACATTTATCTGGCAGGTGTATAGCCAGCAACCGCAGGTGGACTATGCCTATGCGGAAAGCACAGTCCGATTTGGCGACGGCTACGAGCAGGTAGCTCCCGAGGGAATCAACAACGAGCGGCAGACCTGGAGTGTCGAGCTGTGGGGGCATCTTCAAATCGATGACATGGCAGCTGTCCGCGCATTCCTACGTCTACGCAAGACACGTGGTGAGAGCTTCTTCTGGACGCCACCCAATGAAGTGCAGGCCAGGTTTCGTTGCACAAAGCTGTCTGCGACTGATGAGACGGAAGGGTACATCCGAATCAGTTGCACCTTCGAACAGACGTTCCAGCCGTAAGGAGAAAACATGGCACTTCAGCCAATCAATATCGATACAGTCCAGCCGAACGGCAAGAAGGGCGATCCAGCAAGGATCGCCTTCGGGAAGGTCAACGATAACGACGCGTACCTCGATGGTCGGATCAATACTGTCGCCACAGCTGCGGCCACCGCGGACACGAAGGCGACCAATGCGGGTGCTGCAGCTGCGGCGGCTGTTCCGAAGTCTGGCGGTGAAGCCGGCGCCATGACGGGGACGCTCGTCATGCGAGGCGGCGGAACGGCAGTTCGTCGCGCGAACTTTTTCCACAACGCGAATGCTACGAACGATTTCGGAGCCAAGCTCACCCTGTCCTACAACGCCAGCAACAGCGATCTGGCCGGCATGTTCTTGGTCCCTACGGGAGCCAACGGATTCGAATCTCAGCTCCAAGTCTGGTTGAAGGATGGCGATTTCTTCAACTCGGCCTATATCCAAGCGCTCACGGTCACTCGAACAGCTGTCTCCTTCCGGGGCAGTGCCCTATGGCACGCGGGAAACACGACGGTGGATGCCAACAACTTCATCAAGAGAGCCTGAACATGGACCACACCTGCACTGCAGCGTTCAACATCCAGCCTGATGGCGGGATCGTGCTCGATGGGGACCATGCTCCTGGGACAAGCATCGGTTGCTCGTTTGACGCTTTGGGCATCGCGTGCACTCGCGTTGCGACTGGTGTGTATCGGGTAGCGGGTCTGGGGATCCATCCGGCTACCGGCTGGCGCGCGAGCGTGTATCGCGACGAGAACGACGAGCAGACCATTCGCCTGGCCATCCAGCAGGAGGCGGGTGCGGTGCTCTACTTGTGCACCGATCCGGCAACCGGTGAGGCAAAAGACATTGTCTACTTGCTGACGGTACGTGTCGTCGTTGACGTTCCGCAGGTCGAACAAACCGAGGATGCGGAGGTCGATGCACCATGATCACCGCAGATGCCCAGCAGCTCGAGCCAGGTGGCCGCGTCACGGTCTATGAACTGGACTGCACCAGCTTCGGTGCAGATCAGCTCTGGTTTCACCAGCACCTGCAGTCGGGGGTTATCTGGTGGCAGGGCCAGGAATACGGCCCTTGGCCCATCATCGCTACGGGCTTCCAGCGCACCAGCGAGCAGCAGCCCAATCCCCGGCTGAAGGTCAGCAACATCGACGGCCGGATCGGCGCTCTGTGCCGCATGTTCCAGGATCTGGCCGGCGCCAAGCTGATCCGCCGGCAGACGCTGGTGAAATACCTGGACGCGGCCAACTTCCCTGAGGGGAACCCGCTGGCCGACCCGGACGAGCACTTCCCGGATGAGATCTGGTACATCGAGCGCAAGGTGGGGGAAGACGACGAAACGATTGAGTTCGAACTGACCACCGTGGCCGACTTCAATGGCATGCAACTGCCTGCGCGGCAGTGCACCAGGATTTGCAGCGCAATCCTGCATGGCGGCTATCGAGGCCCGTACTGCGGCTACACCGGCTCGGCCTACTTCGATATCAACGACCAGCCCGTGGACGACCCGGCCAGGGACGTGTGCGCTGGGCTGGTCAGGAGCTGCCAACTGAGGTTCGGCCAGGACAAGCCGATCCCGCACGGTGGATTCCCCGCCGCCGGCCTGCTGCGGACCTGACGCCCGACCATACCCCAGCTCCAGACCATTCGCGCTGCACCAGCAGCACCACAGGGCTCGCCAGGCGCGGGCCTTCTCTATGAGCGAGATCCATGCAACAGACCACTCTGCTGGCCATCCAGGCGCATGCCGTGGCCGACTACCCGCGCGAGTGCTGCGGCCTGATCGTGGCCGGCCGCGATGGGGACACGTACATCCCGTGCCGGAACCTGGCCACCACGCCCAGCGAGCACTTCCGGCTGCCGGCGGAGGACTTTGCCGATGCCGAGGACGTAGGCGAAGTGCTGGCCGTGGTACACAGCCACCCGAACGCGCCAGCTGCTGCCTCTGAAGCAGATCGTGTCATGTGCGAGGCCAGTGGCCTCCCGTGGCACATCGTGAGCGTGGGCCAGTGCGTCGGGGCCGATCCCGAGTGTGGCGACCTGCAGACCATAGCGCCCTGCGGCTACGAGGCGCCGCTGGTGGGCCGGCAGTTTGCCCACGGCGTGCTGGATTGCTACAGCCTGGTACGCGACTTCTACGCCCGCGAGCTGGGTATCCAGCTCAGCCAGTACGATCGGGACGACGACTGGTGGGAGAAGGGTCAAGATCTCTACAGCCTGGAGCGGTTGGAGGCAGAGGGCTTCGCGGTCATCCAAGGCGAGCCGCAACGCGGCGACATGATCCTGATGCAGATCCGCTCGCCGGTGGCGAACCATGCTGGCGTCTACCTGGGCGACGGGAAGATGTTGCATCACATGCACGGTCGCCTGTCTGAAACGGTGGTTTACGGCGGCATGTGGGCCGAGCGCACCCGCCACATCGTCCGTCACAAGGAGGCCGGCCATGACTGAGCGCCTGCGCACTGTTCGGCTGTATGGCCGCCTCGGCGCTCGATTCGGGCGTAAGTTCCGGCTGGCGGTGAACAGCCCGGCCGAGGCCATCTTCGCCCTCGGCGTCCTGCTGCCCGGCTTCCGGCAGTTCCTGACCGGCTGCAAGGATCAGGGCATCGAGTTCGCCGTATTCATCGGTCGCGAGAACCTGAGCAAGGCGCAGCTGCACGATCCGCCAGGTGCCGACGATATCCGCATCGCGCCGGTGCTGGTCGGCTCCAAGCGCGGCGGCGCTCTGCAGACCATCGTCGGTGTGGCCCTGATCGTGGTGGCCTCCATCTACGGTGGTCCGGGCGCCGGCGCCGCAGCGGCCAAGTTCTGGGGCGCTGTCGGCGCGGCCGGCTGGAGTCTTGCCATTGGTGGCGTTGTGCAGATGCTGTCGCCTCAGCCGCGCGGACTGGGGACGAAGGAGAGCGCCGAGAACACGCCGAACTACAGCATGAACGGGCCTGTGAACGTGCAGGCCCAAGGCAACCCCGTGCCCGTCGCCTACGGCGGCCACGACACGAAGGGCATGGTCGTTGGATCCGTGGTGATCAGCGGCGGCATTTACGCGGAGGATCAGCAATGAGTGCTTTTCTGCTGCCAAGCACCTATCAGGCAGTGGCGCTTGCCGGCACTGACATCCTTGGAGCAGGCGGCAAGAGCAGTACCAATGCCCGCACGCCGGTGGAAACCCCGGACAGCCTGCACTCGATCTCCTATGCCAAGGTGCTGGACCTGATCAGCGAGGGCGAGATCCGTGGCCTGGTGGCAGGCAACCAGTCCATCTACCTCAATGAGGTGCCGATCCAGAACAGCGACGGCACCTTCAACTTCAATGGCGTTCGGATTGAGACCCGCTCAGGCACGCAGGACCAGGATTACATCCCAGGTTTCCCGTCTGTTGAGAACGAGATCGGCGTCGGTGTCGAGCTGCGCGACACACCGGTGGTGCGCGCGGCCTCCGGACAGACTCTGTCCGCAGTTCGGATCCGGTTCGGTGTGCCCGCCCTGCAGCGGCAGAACACCGAGAACGGTGACACCGAGGGGTATGCAGTCGAGTACGCCATCGATCTGTCTACCGATGGCGGCGCCTTCAGCACGGTGTTGAGCAACGCCTTCCGCGGCAAGACCACCACCGAGTACCAGCGCAGCCACCGCATCGACCTGCCGCCTGGCAATCAGTGGCAGGCGCGGATCCGCCGCCTCACGCCCAACGCGAACAGCTCGACCGTCGCCGACACGGTGAACGTGATCTCGATGACCGAGATCATCGACGTGAAGATGCGCTACCCCAACTGCGCCTTGGCCGCGATCCAGACCGACGGCAGCCAGTTCCAGGGCAAGCCGACCACTGCATACCGCATCTGGGGCCGGATCATCCGCGTGCCCAGCAACTACGACCCGATCGCGCGCACTTACACCGGGGTGTGGGATGGGACGTTCAAGTCGGCCTGGACGAACAACCCGGCCTGGGTCTTCTTCGACATGGTCACCAACGATCGTTTCGGCCTTGGTGATCGCATCCCGCTGGACTGGGTGAACCGGTATCGCCTGTATGAGATCGCGCAGTACTGCGATCAGCTGGTCAGCGATGGCATGGGCGGCTTGGAGCCGCGCTTCACCTGCAGCCTGTACCTGCAGACCCGGGAGTCGGCCCACAAGGTGCTACAGGACCTGGCCAGCATGTTCCGCGGCATCAGCTTCTACGCGGCGGGGCAGATCATGGCCTCGGCGGACATGCCTAAGGACCCGGTCTATACCTACAGCCAGGCCAACGTGGTCGACGGGAAGTTCACGTACACCGGCAGCGGCAGCAAGGCACGGCACACGGTGGCGTTGGTGTCCTGGTCCGACCCGGACGACTTCGGCCGGCAGAAGGTCGAGCCGGTCCAGCTGCAGGAAGGGATTGCCCGCTACGGCGTGAACCAGATCGAGGTGACGGCCTTCGGCTGCCACTCCAAGTCGCAGGCCCAGCGCGTGGGGCTGCACATCCTCTACAGTGAGAATCTGGAGACGGAGACCGTCAACTTCGCCGTGGGTCTCGATGCCCTGAACTGCATGCCCGGTGACGTGATCCAGGTCGCCGATGCCAAGCGCGCGGGGCGGCGCAACTCCGGTCGCATCAGCGCGGCCGCGGCGAGCAGCCTTACCCTGGATGTGGTGCCGCCCTCGATGCAGGCCGGGGACCTCTTGCGGGCGACGCTGCCGGGCGGGAAGACCGAGGCCCGCACCATCAGCGCGGTCAACCCGGAGACGCGCGTGGTGACCGTCTCTGCGCCTTGGAGCGCGATCCCGGTGGTGCAGTCGATCTGGGCGACGGAGTCGACCGACCTGGTGATGCAGCAGTTCCGGGTGATCAGCATCACGGAGGAAGAGGGGCTGACCTATCGCGTCACCGCGCTGCAGCACCGCCCGGACAAGTTCGCGGCCATCGATGACGGCACCCGGCTGGAGCCGCCGCCCATCAGCATCGTACCGCCCAGCGTGCAGCCGCCGCCGGCGAACGTGCGCCTGTCCTCGCATGTGGTGATCGACCAGGGCATTGCCACGCCGGTGCTGACCATTGAATGGGATGCGGCCGACAAGGCGATTGCCTACGACGTGGAATGGCGCCGGGACGATCTGAACTGGGTGCGTGTGGGGCGCGTGGGCACGGCCAGCGCGGAGGTGCGCGGGGTCTATGCGGGCAAGTACCTGGCCCGGGTGCGTGCGGTGAATGCGCTCAATGCGGTGTCGCAGCCTGCCCTCAGTGTCCTCACCGACATTCAGGGGAAGACGGAGCCGCCGCCGGCGCTGACCTCCCTGACGGCAGCGTCAGTGGTGTTCGGCATCCAGCTGGCCTGGGCGTTCCCGCCCGGGGCAACCGACACGCAACGCACCGAGATCTGGCGCAGCGCTGGCCCGAACCTGGAGAACGCGACGAAGCTGGGCGATTTCGCCTATCCCCAGAACCGGCACCGGCTCGATGGCCTGGCCGCCGGCGCGAAGTTCTACTTCTGGGGTCGGTTGGTGGACCGCAGCGGCAACATCGGGCCGTGGTATCCCGCTGGCGCTGGTGTAGTGGGCGAGGCGAGCACCGACGTGACCGAGTATGACGCCTACTTCTCCGGCCTCATCAACAAGAGCGCGCTGGGGCGGGAGCTGCTGTCGGAGATCGAGAGCATCAGCAGTATCGCCCCGTTGATCTGGGCCGCAGATGCCACGTATGAGTCGGGCCAAACGGTGGTGCACAACGGCAAGATCTGGTTGTGGACCGACGCCGCCCCCGGCAACGAGGAGCCCCCGGGCACGAAGTGGAAGAGCGTCGGCGATGCGGTGGCCGAGGCCGGTGCGTTGGCCGGGCGGATCGATCAGCTGGAGCTGGATGTTACGGAGGTGGACGGCAAGGTCACGGCGGTGGGCAACCGCGTAGATGGCTTGGTGGCGCAATACAGCGCGGAGCACGCCGGCGATGGGGACTGGAACGCGGGCGATGAGGACGCGTTTGCCGGCACGATCACCACGCTTACGGTCATCGCCAGCGGAGACTACGCGCTGGGCCGGCGTGTGGATACCACCGAAGCAGCGGTAGGCGAGACCCGGGCGATGGTGCAGGCCACCTCGCAGGCTCTGGTCGACTTGGACGGACAGATCAGCGCGTCGTACAGCCTGAAGCTGCAGATTGCAGCCAACGGCCAGTACTACGCAGCTGGCATGGGCATCGGCATCGAGAACCAGCCGGACGGCAGCTACCAGAGCCAGGTGCTGTTTACCGCCGACCGCTTCGCGTTCGTCAACCTGGTCAATGGGCAGCTGACCTCGCCGTTCGTGATCCAGGGCGGCCAGACCTTCATCAATCAGGCGCTGATCGGCACCGCGTGGATCACCAGCGCCAATATTGCCGATGCCGCGATCACCAACGCGAAGATCAGCGGGGCGATCCAGTCCGATGACTACGTCGCTGGCCAGACCGGCTGGAGGATCGACAAGGCTGCCGGCGGTGGGTTCCAGTTCAACGGCATGGTGGCCGGCGGATATCGCCTGAACATCACCAACCAGGGCGTCTACATCTACTACCCGAACGGCAACCCGGCCGTCGAACTTGGAGTGCTGCTGTAATGGCCGATGTGGGTCTGCGGGTGAGGAGCGAGAGCGGGTATGTGGAGACTACGGTCACCACACGTCTGAGCAAGATCATCGGGTCGTACAGGTTCCCGCTCTACAACCCGGTCAACTCCAACAACAAGTGGGTAGCGCCGCCGGAGGCAAATGGAGGGCTCATCGTCAATGACTTTTTAGGCGGTGAGCCCTTCTACTACTTCACCTGCGAGGGCCAACGATCGGTGTACGGAATGCTGGTTCCTTCGGTGACCATCTCGGGGAACAGCATCAACTGGAGCTGGGACCCTGACGTGGTGAACTACCACGTCAGGATGGAGATGTTCCCGAGCAAGCCCACGACGGACACCGTCGGCGGCATCACCCTTCATTACGGGATATACAGCTGATGGCCGTCGGACTACGCGTGCGAAACCAGGGAACCGGGCAGATCCAGATTGGGGCTGGCTATCGGAATCTACAGTTGGCCAAGTCAGGGACGCTCAACACCGGAACTTTCTCCGGCGGCGGGACCGGCGGCTCGCCGCCGTCTGCCCTGTGGTCGCCGAGCGGGGTCCTGGCTTCAACGAACGGAACAACGAATCTCCATGTCTGCCGCTACATCAACGACAGCGTGGCGACCACAACGGGATTCACTCTGGTTCAGACCGGGGTGACGTGTTTCGTCTACGCTTCCAACCAGGCGCCGAACAAGACGTTGGAGTACTACACGTTCAATGCTACCGAGCGTGCGGCCAGTGGACCGGTGGGTCTGCGCATGCGTGGCGAAGACGGCACGGTCTTCTACGACTCCCGACGCAAGGGTCTTCGGGTACTCCAGGTGGTGGCGCTGCCAACAGTCCCAGGGCCTCCCGTTGAGATTGGCCAGTTCTTCCCCGGCGTTAAAATCGGCATTGCCATCCCGTCGCCGCGCTTCTACTACTTCTCGCAGTCACAGGATCGGTGCACCATGAATGCCGACCATTTCCACATGACCAGCGACAACCGGATCTTCCTCTCGCGGTTGCAGGTAACCCAACAGACTTTGATCACCAACACCTTCCCGGTGGGCGGTGTGACGATGGGCCCGCAGAACGCCACGATCTTCATCGTGGACCTGACAGAGGTTCCGCTGGGGTTCGGGTGAGGGGAACCCTCACGCGGCCGCAACAGGCGCTGCGGCCAGATGGCAGCCATGTGCTATTCCGCCCAGATAACCGCCGCCTATCAGAAGCTGGTCAGGATGACCGGCGCCACCCTGTCGCTCCAGGAGTTCGCTGCGCTCTACGCGCACGACCCAGGCAAGAAACGACCCAAGACGCCAAAGGCCATGGATGACGCTTTCCGGGCCGGCGCCAGCACGGCGGAGCTGGCGGNGTGGGCCGAGGTTGAGCAATGGAATAGGGCCGAGGCCACCATCCTGGAGCAGGAGCTGTTCGCCAACCGCAAGCGGCTGGCCGACGCTGAGCGCGCGCTGCAGGTGAAGGAGACAAAGAAGGCCCGGGAGGACGTGCGGATCGCCGGCAACAAGATCGAGCGGGCCAAGGCGCGGCTGGCGGATCTGCAGCGCGTTGAGCCGAAGGACCGCGACAGCCGCATCTTCCCCGGCGTCTACGCCCCGGTGATCGTCTCCGAGGGCGGGAAGCTGGTCATCAAGCCGATGCGCTACCAGTGCCGCCTGGCCGGGAAGCCGGCCAACTACGACCAGCGCTTCCCCGGCACCTACAACGCCCGTCGCGACAGCCTGGAGAAGTTCTGGGCGCCGGCATTCGGCCACACCCACGGCCTGATGGTGGTCGACACGTTCTACGAGAACGTCGAGGGGCCGGACGGGAAGAACCAGGTGGTGCAGTTCACCCCGCGCACGGGCGAGCCGATGCTGGTGGCGTGCCTGTGGTCGCACTGGAAGGACCCGGCCGGCAAAGAGCCGGATCTGCTGTCGTTCGCTGCGATCACCGACGACCCCGAGCCCGAGGTGGCCGCCGCCGGACACGACCGGACCATCATCAACATCAAGCCCGAGCATGTGAACGCCTGGCTCAACCCAGACCCAGCCAGCCTGGACGCCCTGTACCGTATCTTCGACGACAAGCGGCACCCGTTCTATGAGCACCGGCTGGCGGCGTAGGGAACATCCGATGCCGCGCCGCGCTGCAGCTCGATGGCGCAGGGNGGGCGGGCAGGGCATGCTAGCCCTGCCGGTTCCGGGGCCGCAGGCCGCTCAACCCGGGGGCGCCTGAGAAGCGCGACGCCGGCACCCATCCCGAACGATTCAGGCAGGCAGCCGCCGCATTCGCAGGATGTGCGACTGAGGAACGTATTCTTCCGGCCATGCAGTCCTCCCACGGCTTCCGCACCGCCCCGATCACCTCTGGCTGGATCCAGACGGGTGAGCGCTGGGCGCTTTGGTACAACGGCCGCGAGACGGCCAGCGTCACTCCCGACGAGAGGCCAGGGGTGCGTCTGTCGATGGAAGGTCAGAAGATGTGGCAGGTCAAGGAAGTGCGCGCGGCCAACGTCCGGCAGGCGAAGCGTTACGCCGAGCGCTGGTGCGCGGCTAGGCTGTATCCCGAGCTGCCGCTGCGTGAGGCCGTCGCACGGCTGACCGACAGCACCCCAATTCGGCCGGAGCCGCCGCTGCCCGGCCTGCCATCAACCCGTGAGCAGCACCAACAGGCTCGGCGCCTGGCTGAGGCCGGAGCGAAGGAGGTTGAGCGGATCAAGGCGGCGCTGGAACCGCGCAAGCCGCCAGCGGATCCGAAGCCCCGCCCAAGGGACGCGCGCAAGGCGTGGGTGAGGGCGGGGCTCCGGGATCTGCGCGGTTGGTAGAAGGTTCCCGAATACAAGGCTACTGCCCATTGCAGTAGTAGGGCCTTGGCGCCCTGCCTCCTGAATTGAGCTCCATCTAACTCATTGACTACAACGCACAGTCCGCCAGCCTTCTAAGCCTACTGCCTCTTATCGAACCTTCGTGGGCAGAATGTGATAAAACCCAGCTTGCATGATGTGAGCCAGGGGATCATGGAAGGATGTTCATTTCTAGTGTGCGGGTGACTAATTTCAGGTCGCTCGTCGACTTGCACGTCGATTTTACAGTTTACACCGCGTTGGTTGGCCTCAACGATGCGGGCAAAAGCAACGTTCTTCGCGCTCTCAATCTGTTTTTCAATCAGGAAACTGATATTGATGANCCGTTGGTATTTGAGAGGGATTTCTCTCAGAAGGCACGAGTTGGTAAGAAAAAGGCGCGAGAAATAGTCATTGAGCTGGAGCTTCAGCCTCCGGCGCACTATCGCGACGCCGAGGCGATAATTTGGCGAAAGGTCTACCGAGGGGGGCCACAGGATCCGTTCCCGGATGAGATTAGGCGGAAGGATGGGCAGCCCTTTTCACCGAACTCGAGAGTCAACTACTGGGCGCGAAGCCTCGCTTTTGAATACGTTCCCGCAGTTCGTGGGAGACCTTTTTTCAACATACTTAAGCGACGCCTTCATGCTGCTCTGGCAGCGACCGTGGCTGGAAAGCTCAAAGAAGCATCCGGGATGTTTTTAGAGGGCCTCCGCGCAGAGGTCGCAAAGATCGAGCAGGATTCCCTGCGCTTGCTCGATCTGAGAACAGAATTCTCCCTGCCGGAGGATCTTGGTGATCTATTTGAGGCACTGGAGTTCAGTTCTTCAGACGTCGGCGTTTTGACTGCGCTTCACAACAGAGGTGATGGCGTTCAAGGACGACACGTTCCACTTATTCTGAAATTCTTGGCGGAACAACGGAAGAAGAATTCTGCCAAGGGCAAGCCGGCTCCTGAAACAATTTGGGGGTTCGAGGAGCCGGAGAATAATCTTGAGCTTGCGAAGCAAGTAGAGGTTGCTCGTGAATTTGGGGAGTATTCAAAGGATGTGCAAATAATAGTAAGTACACACTCTCCGGCCTTCTACAAAGTCGCAAAGGATAGCGAGTCCGGGTCTATCCAATTTGCAGCTCGTATCGATGGGCGAACTCAGTTTCGCGATGAACCATTGCCCGAGGCCGTTGACGGCACCTTGGGGCTTATGCCGTTTGTGGAGCCTTATTTGGACCGCGCGGAAGTGGAGCGGCAGCAGGTGCTGCAGGCGCTGACGCAACTTCGGGATGAGGGCTTGCTCTACAAGGGTAACGCACTTTTCATTGAGGGCTCTTCGGATCAGGTCATTCTGCTCGGTGCGCTACAGGTTATGGATATTCAGCTCGACGCCAAGATCGAGGTCGTCGAGGGCATGGGTGGTGGTGCAAATTGGGTGGCAGATAGGTGTATAGCACGTGCAGCCTTGGCCGATGTAAGCGGCAAAACCGTTGCCCTTTTGGATGACGACGATGCGGGTAGGGCGGCAGCTGAGCGAATTCGAATGGTATGTGAGGCCCTGGGGCGGGCTGGAAAAGTGAGGTGTATTTTTGTAGGGAGGGATAATGGTGATGACCATGTAAGGTCAATTAAGCAAGCTGGTATGGGTATTTCTTGGTCACTTGACGAAATGTGCGACTTGTACGAATGGCGCGAGGCGGAGGGGAAGGGATGGCTCCAGCCCCGAACTGAAGAGTTACTCAGGCTTAACTTTCAGAAGCTCGGCGGCGAAATGACCCTGGCGCAGTTGATCGAGAATCGGGTGGCTTCTGAGGATCACCGCAGAATTGTCGCCAATTCGGTAAGGCCGGAGCGGAAAATGGCCTTCGCCCTAGCGGCCGCCGATACGATGGCGGTACTCGGGTACGTCCCTCCGTCTCTTGAGCGCCTGATAAAGCAGTTGCGGGAGGTGTTCTCGCAAGCTGGGTAGAAGGTGTCGAGTGGCCAAACACGGAGAGCGGGAGCTTTCGCCTCCTAGGCCACCAAGCCAGGGGCGCGCTGCTACGCTCCTCAAGTGGTCCCGCTTTCCGATGAAGGCGTTCGACAAATTGCTGGTGAATAGCGAGAATTTCGTTGGCCCTAAGGTATTTATCAGCCTTCTGATCAGCCTTGGAGCGATGATTTCCCAATCATGAAATTCACGAACCCGCTGCATGCTACAAGCATGAACTTCGCATCCACAAAAGTCAGGTTCGCTTCATCCATCAATGCATGGCGAATTCCTTGGGCGTCTGATGTGTATCCGTAGAGTGCGGAGAGACCTCTACGAAGTGCACTGTGCATCTCGCCTTTTCTCTCGAGAGCCGAGAGGGCGTCGCCCAAGCTGGCCTTTGGGTTGTTGGTGAGATGCTTGGCCATGGATTCTACGGCCGATATCGACTCCTTGATCGAATTTCTATAATCGGGTTTGATTCGATCCGACATCAGGATAAGCGCTGCGCGTAGATGCGAAGTCGCGCCGGCAGGTGTGTCTGCGCGATTTATCGCTTCTTCAATGTTGGATATTTCCTGAGAATCTGTGATAGGACAGAAAACGTTGTCGATCAGCCTGTAGCCTGACATTTCCCTTTCGAGAGCAAGGTTGATGCTTGGGAGTAACCTCTCTCGGAAATGCCTGTGTAGCACCGGCGTCAACGAGAACTCGAGGAATTCGTAAACTTTATGCCACTCAATCTCGAAGAAATACGCCCGAATTTCATCTGCTGCCCGATCGTATGCCAGGTGAATTTTATCCACCGGCTCGTGCAGGATTTCATCCCAGAGCGCGCGGAAGTACGGCATCAATGGCGAGCTGTGCGTGAACGCATCCCTTTTGCCTAGGCCGATTACGTTTGGTTGATACGCGTTCCACAACGCAACTCTCAGGTCCCTGTCCATATCATTGAGCTGGATCTCAACCCTCACCGGGGTTAAGCCCATTCGTTGCGAGAAGAACAT